TAGGGTCATATTCATGACGATGTTCCTTATACCAATTAATGGCATCTTCTAAACCACTTCTTAAATCGTACTTTGGTTTCCAACCAAGTTTAGTTAGTTTCTCATTTGATAATAATCTCTTTGGAATCATCGGTGCTTTATTGTTTACAAACTCAATTGGATTGTCGTTCCCCTCAATCTCTTTGATAAGTTCTAACACTTCCATTACAGTATGTCCTTTTCCATAACATACATTGTAGATATCATAAGTATCTACATTCTCTGCAACACATATGAATCCACTAACCATATCATCAACATGAATGATATCTCTTACCTCAGTACCATCACCCCATAGTGGAATTGGATTTAAATTATCTGCTACCTTTCTGATATTTGCTGGTGTAACATGACATTTCTCAAAATCGTATTTGTCATTTGGTCCAAACGAATTAGATGGTCTGATAATTACACATTGCATCGGGTCATGTATTTGATTAGAAAAGAACTCACAAAGAGTTTCTCCATATCTCTTCATCCAACCTACTGCTTTGTAGACTGGATATATGTTTGGTGTTTGTACGTTCATATCCTCTGTACAATATTCATCACCAACATCTGGATATGTTGTATTAGAAGAAATAAACATAAACTTACGAACTTTGTTTCTCCAACTTTGTTCCATAAGATTTGTATTCATTTCTACATTAGGTGTTACATGGAGTAGTGGATTTACCCTAGTATCCAAAGCGTTGGACGTATTCGCAGCACAATGAAAAACAACATCCACATCTTTTGTAATATTTTCACAGAAAGATGCTTCTCTTAAATCTCCATTAACATGCTCCACATTCTCATAACCATCAAAATCTTGGCGTAACTCCCTAGACCAACTAGTTGACCTTAGGTTTGTGTAACCATTTTTATATAACATTTTTAACAATCGTGAGCCGATAAACCCACTTGCTCCTGTAACTAAAATCTTATCTTGTTTTTTCATAATAACCGTATGTATTTTTTATACCTTCTTTAAAACCAAGTTTCGGTAATAGTCCGAATTCTTTTTGTACCTCAGTACTCATTCTTCTTCTCATATCACCATTGGGTTTACTTGTGTCCCAATTAATTTTTATTTGTTTACCACTAACACTAGCAACTGTTTCAATCATTCTCTTGATAGATATTTCTTCTCCACTACCCAAGTTAGTAGTAATGTGTAATTCGTTCTCTAAACACTTAATACAACCATCAGCAACATCTCCAGCGTATATGAAATCTCTTGTTGGTGTACCATCTCCCCATGCCTCAATCTCACCATCTGATTCGTAAACTTTTCTACAAGTTGCTCCGATTACAGTTGCACCTTCACCGAAGTTATCATATTCACCAAAAATATTTGCTGGTCTTACGATTGTAAACTTTTCATATTTTTCTTGTACTTTAAATGCTTCTAAATAAAGTTCAGGTATTCTTTTACTCCAAGATGGAAACCAATCGTTTGGTGATGGTAGTGTATTCCATACTGTATCTTCTACAAATACTTCAGCCGGTTCATAAACTCCTACTGAACTCATGAACACTAACCAAATATCTTGTCTTACACAATTATCAATTATGTTTGTGTTTACTTTAATTGATGGTTCTAAGAAATCAATAGGTCTTTCTTTTGCCCTAACAGGTGAACCTTTGATTCCAAACGAGTTTATCACACCAGTAAATTCATATTGGTCAAATAAAACTCTAACATCATCTGCATCTCTCAAATCAATATTGTGATATTGAAATCTATCACTATCTGGTAGTGCAGGTGAATATTTTATATCAACACCTACAACCGAATATCCATATTCTTCTAATTTGTTGCATAAATGAGTTCCAACTAACCCACTACAACCTGTTACTAATATCATTCCTTTTGTGTTCATTAAAATACTACCCATTTACCAGTACCATAATGTGGGTACTTCGATTCATACTTATAATAAATTACATCTTCTGGTATTTCTCTCTGTTTACCATTCCATGTATCTAATGTTGGTGTGTTTGTACTAACACCATTATCTTCTACCACAAAGTGAAGTGGTAAATCATAGTTTCTTGCATATTTGTGAACTTCATAGAAGATACCACTTTCAAATGCCATATCACCTAAGAAAACCCAAACCTTATCTTTACTATTTTTCTGTTTTAATGCTTTTGCAACACCTAAAGATATTGGTAAAGTACCAGTTACTATCGCGGATGAATAAAATTTACATTCTTTATCTACGATTGTAATTGATTTACCATCTAATATTTTTTGTTTGAGTACAGATGGTTCAACACCATGTAAAAGTGCATGATAGTGAGACCTCCAAGTTGAAAATACCCAATCTTCAACTGCAATTTTATTAAATATTTTTATTAGTTGTTCTTCATTACCATTTGATAAATGAATTGGTCCTCTGATTTCTCCATTTTCCCAATGTGATATGATATCATCTTCGAAATCAATGAGTTCTTGAACTGATAGGTTACTAGCAGTCCATCTATCTTCGTGATAATCTAAATTAAGAATCTTTTCCATTTGCATCTCTTTTTGAAATTATCGGATTAGTACAAGGCCATTCTATATTGAACTTTTTACTATTCCATTTTATTGTTTCTTGTTTATCTACATCGTTAAACTCACCTTTGTATGCTAATTTGTAATAAAAAACTGAATTTTTCTCCATTACATAATGTCCATTGGCAAATCCCGGTGGGATTAATACTTGTGTTTGTGTTGAAGGTGAAAGTATGTAGGTTTCCCAACTTCCATATTGTGGATTTCTATTTATACTTCCTTCTCTTACATCTAAAACTACTAAATAAATCTTACCAGTCAAACATGAAACAAGTTTCCATGTTTTATCATCATAATGTAATCCTCGTAAAACTCCTTCTTCTGATTTAGAGTATCTATCGTGTTTAAATTCTACTCCATCTTGTCTTTCTTGTACTGGTAATAATCTATCGTAATAATCTGAATGATATATTGTAGATATTTCTCCTCTTGGTTCATGATATACAGATGGTTGCACTATTTTTACTCCACCAGTTAAGATTTCTGATGAGTAAAAGTGAAAATCATTCCAACTTCTTTCTTTGTAATATATACTACGTCCTATTGCCATAACTTAAAGGAAATCCATTTCTGTATTTAGAACTTAAATCAGAAATTAATATTTTGTATGTTTTAATTAATTCTACTATTCCATCATCTAGTGAGTACAATGGGCCCCAACCAGTTGATTCAATTTTTTTATTTGATACTATATAATCTCTTTTATCTGGGTCTTGATAATAATCTGAATATGTGATTGCAAAATCTGGTACATATTCTTTAATTTTTTCTACAAGTTGTTGTTTACTTAAATTTGCATTTGATAATCCTACATTGAATGCCTCTCCACTATATTCATTATATCTTTCAATCATAAATCTAAATGCAAACGCAACATCTCTGATGTGTATATAGTTTCTTACAAAGTTTTTTTCAAAGATTGTAATGTATTTATCAGATAATGCTTTATATACGAATTCGTTCACTAATAAATCCATTCTCATTCTTGCAGATGTACCAAAGACGGTGGCAAGTCTTAAAGAAATACCACCCTTCTTCAGAATCTCTTGTTCTGCATTTACTTTGGTAACCCCATAGTGGGAAATGGGGTTAAGTGGACTCTCCTCAGTACACTCACCATTCTCTCCTATTCCATATCCACTATTAGTATTTGGGTATAATATTTTCTGATTATCTTTTAGGTTATCACATATAAACTTAACATGAGTATAATTTATTGCAGTTGCTAAATCTTTATCTCTATCACATGCAGGAAATCCAACTATTGCAGCAAGAGGAATAATTACATCTGCTTCTTCAACATACGGTAATAATTGTTCATGATTTCTTACATCACCATAAACAAATTCAAAGTTTTTTCTATGTGAATGAATTATTGGAGATGTTTGGTTATACATTAAGTTATCATAGATAACTAATTTATTTATTTGACCTGAATTGAGTAATTGTTCTGCAATAACAGAACCTAAATATCCAGCTCCACCTGTGATTAAAACATTTATATAACTGGTTTCTGTAAACATTTTTTTAAGTTTTGGTATTTTAAGTTTTTATGATGTAGTTTTACCAACCACTCCCTATTATATATACATATATTTTTAGTTTTCTGAATTTTTTCGTGTAATTCTTCTAAAGAAATGTTAGTAAGTTTTTTTACCTCTGAAATAATCTTCTCAATTCGTGTATTTAAATCTAATTCATTATCATATGATTCATCCCAAATACAGTCAAATGTTTTAAATCCTAATTCTTTTAATTTTTTTAAAATATGTGGATTACCAACTACAAAAAATGGATGAAGATTCATAATTGGTTTCAATGTTTTTTCAGTTATAAATACACAATCAGAATTTGCGTTTGTTTCACCTACAATTGTAAATAAAGATTCAACATATGGAGTATTTACTGATAGATAGTTATGAAATTGAGAAACTCTTTCTGAATCTGTTTCATCCAAATGATATGGAAATGTATCTTGTACACATTTATATACATCAGAATTAAAATTAAAAGTAGCAAACTTATCATCTGGTTTAAATAAAGATATAAATCCTTTATCAAATATATTTTCTTGAATTAATCTTCCAATAAAATACGGTCTATGTAATCTATCTGGATTACGATTCATCATATTAAAATGTTTTTTAACATTCCTATCTTCCCAAGTATGTCTAATATCGTAATTGTAATTATCTCTTTCTCTATCGTTTCTAACTGCCTCATCATTTTTCAAACAAGATGTAACATGACCACCTGCAAGAGTAATATAATGTTCGTTGTTAAAAAATTGTAATCTTGAATCATTTGGTATGTTGTATTTTTCTTTATCATTTAAAGTTGAAAATATAAACTTACCAAGATGATTTACATTGTTATCATCTAACCATTTTATAATTTTAGAATATACTTTTTGAGGAATTAAATAATCTCCTTCTCTTGAATCTACAAAAAATATTCTAACATTTGGTTTTGTTTTTATAAGGTCTAATAATTTCTTTGAAAACATTTCTGAGATATTGAATGTTTCTTCTCCGATATAATCAAAAGGTGGATTCTCATGATATACTGATTCTATTGGTAGAAGATAAAAATCATTCTCATTGAATTCATCATTTACATCAAATGTTGTTTTTGCTTCTATATTATATGGTGGGTCTAATAGTTGTGGTACATATTGTCCTTGTACCCATACTACATTTTTACTCCATTTATTTCTTTTTATAAATGCAAGTGGGTGTAATTCGAATCTTTCTCTATTTAGTAATTCAAATATATCAGGTATCTCTTGTTTTGTATATCCGAACCCTAAGTAACCAGTAGGTGTTTTATAATCGAATACGAATTTTATATCATTTAACTTTCTAGCCATTTTTCATCATATACAATTAAATGATTACCATTATCACTATTATCAAATATCTTATATGGTGTTCTTATTTTTAAATCTGAAAACAATACTGTATTCTCGTTTTGTAATTTTTTAAGTTCTGATATGGATGTCGTATTTCCATAAATCTTTTTGATATCTAAATTACTCAAATACTCAGAATGAACACTAACGTAAGATATACTTCCTCTAAAATATTGTCTATGTTCTATTGCACAAGTTTTAAAAGCATTTGCTGCTCCAACCCACAACCAAGAATTTGAATAATCAATTGGTGATGCAGCAGGATACTCTAATTCTTCGAAATAATCGTAGTTTCCAATAACAATTTTTTTCTTTCGTATATCGTGTCTAAATGTTATAAAGTATTCTTTATCTTTACTTTCTTCTGTTACTGGTAATTGTTTTTCTATACAAGTTATAAATCCTTTTCTATCTTGAACCCATAGTGTTGCCCTAAAAAACCTCATTCCACTATTTACAAAACAAGATATTCCCATGTGTTGACCATTCTTCATAACTAATCCACCTTCTGCGGATATTTCTCCTTCAACCATATTATCCCAATCTGGCTTACATTGTACACAAAAAGTAAAATTTTTATTAGTTACATATTTTGGTACTATTTCTGAAAGTCCATATTTACTTTCTGGTACAACAAAGTAACAACTATCTCCATTAAAATCTATCATAACTTAATATTTAAACAATCGTGGTAAAAATCTGCAAACTCTGGAAATGTTTTACAAAAATCAGTTCCTCTTCTTTCATCATGTGCTCTAAAATAATGTCCAAAGTTTCTTCTTTGAGTTTTTAATCTATCTTCATCAACCGGTGCAATCATCCAATCATATGTTCTTTTAATTTTTTGAATTTCAATATCAGAATATCCAATGTAACTATAATCAAATACAGGTACTCCTAAGAAATCTGCTTGTTTTGCTTGTTGATAAACTGCCTTTTCCCATCCATCTGGTAATACTTGAACTGTTTGGTGTGTTGGATATCTTAAGTAAGATGTATCTAAAAATGATGCAGATTTCCAAAACCTATCAGATGAACCATATGTTTGTTTGAGGTCATAAACTCCATCAATTAACTTATGATATGTCGGAACTGATAGTGCATTGTATGTTACCATAAAAGTTACATTCACTCTAGGACATTTGGTAAATATTTTATTTACATTATCCCAAAATCTGTTAAACTCTAATCCATTTCTAATGTATTCTGCTTGTTCTCCCCAACCATCAACTGAAGTAAAGATAATAAATTCATCTACTCTATCTTCATCACAAATTTTATTTATTTTATCAATAAATCTATCTACTAATTTATCAGGTATACCTAAGTTTGAGTTTATTGCTAGTTTAAGATTTCTATTTGGGTTTTTTTCATTGATAATATAATCTAACACTCCCCATGTATCTTTACTCATTAAAGGTTCACCACCAGTTATTCTGAATGTATGTAAATCTCTATACAAATCGGGCCACCATTTCCAAAATGCTTCTACATATGGATTTTCTTGTGATTGTGGAATTGGCATTTTGTTTTCTTGTTTTGCCCACTCTAAAGAATTGAACTTATCAGTAGTAGGATACGCACCATACTTTTTGATTTCTTCCATATGTTGCGTTGAAAATGCAGGCCCACAATATGAACATTTAAAATTACAAGCATTTGAAAAAGCAACTTCAACATATTTTGGATTATAATCATGTCTCCAATCTAATGCCATTATTTCTTCAGCAAATGGCCAAGACCAAGATTCACCTGATTTAAAAGTTCTATCTGAGAATCTATCTGAGTTATCTTCTACACCCCAACAATAATCACATTCTTCTGGTCTCTCTCCATTTAACATTTCTTTTCTACGAAGTTTTTTGTATCTTGTATTATGAAGTGCAGATGGATTTCTTGCAATTTCTTTTGTAGAGATAGGGTGAGTTTTAGGGTGGTGACAAGAATGCGTATGTCCTAACTGTAAGTGAAGTGTAACTTGTGTCCATTTTGCTAAACACATTCCACAACCTTGTTTATTTAAAGTATCACGAACATTTAAGTAAAATGGATTATCACCACCGATAGTTCCTTTTACTTCTTTTTCTAATTCTTTATTATCCTTGTCTGCCATCTAATTTTACATTTATAAGTTTTGCATTGTACTTTTGATTTATTACAACAGTTTCTAACAATTCATATTCTAATTGTTTGATACCATCTGATTTGTAATCCCAAGTACCTTGTTGCATTTGAAGAACATATCTTCTTTCATTTCTTGCTGTTGTTCTACCTTTTGCCCATATTTGATTACCATTTTCATCTTTTGTTAATCCTTCATCTTTATGAGGTAAACATTTTAATCTACCAGGTATCCTATGTGGAATAATTGTGTAAGGAATTTTTATAACATCTCTCTTTTTTTCACAATTAACAATTCTACCATGATTATCCATACCACTCAAATCTTTTGCTGTACCTGAGTTAAAATCATAGAATAATTGCAATCCATCTTTTACTGGTCTCTTATATATATTTTGAATTTCTTTTTCTTCTAATTTTCTATCCCACATCATTACTTTGGCAATATCACCTTTAAAAAACTTGTTTACATCCTTTGCAGCAGCTGAAGTTGTTGTTCCAATAAAATATGGTGCAGAACCATATCTTTTTAGTTTACCATCAAATGGTTGTGGTGAATGTGTTCCATGACCGTGTCTTGCATCAGATTCTTTACCATTTAAGTAAAAATGGATTTTATTATTTTCAACATCTACTGATAATGTTACCCAACTCCATTGATTCTCATATCGTTTCATCCATTGATAAAAGTTTTCTGATTTGTGATTCCATAATATACCAGTATATGCTCTTGAATTATTGTAACTCAATCCCCAATCATAACCAGGTCTCCTTAAAATAGGATACTCACAAAATCTTCTATCCTCATCACCTACTAACCAAATAGGAACTTTTTCTTCTTGTTGTTGTGCCCTAACTAAAACTGATACTGTATGAGACCTTGATGTTAAATTTCTTAACTGTGGTGATGTTGGTATTTCTATATAAGAATTTTTACCATTAAAGTGAAAATAGTTTTGCTCTGCAGAAGTAGATTTCATGTAAGAATCATTTGCATATCCTTCAAGTACACATCTCCAAAATAAATCATCATCTTCCATTCCCCAATCCCAATAATCATTTGAATATCCATTTGTTGCCTCTACTTGTTCTTTTGAAAATAAAACTGCCCCACCAAAGTATTCTTCATACTTTAGTTTGTAATCCATTTGAGATATATTTGTTGCAATATGAATAGGATGTTCTTTTGGAAAAGAATAATCACAACCCTTTTCAGGTATCATATCAATATCATGCCAAACAATGTAATCACATCCATCTTCAAATGCGTGTTTTGCTGCAACATTTTTCATTGCACCTCTATTGAATAAATGTTTATCACATTGATGTCCTAAATAGATTCCATATTCAATACCCTGTGATTCTAAATAATCACCGATTGCAGGTATAAACTCTTTCATGTGAGCTTCTCGATTTCTATATGGTACACATACACCTATCTTCATATTGTTTCAGAAATTAATTTTTTAAACTTAGTTGTACTCCACCCATGGTCTCTATTTAAATAATGAATTGGAATATCTAATTCAAAACCAGTGTACGTTTTACCTCTGTAATCATCTCCTAAAAATCTAATATCTGGTTTATCTCTAACTAATAATTCTACTAATTCATCTTCATAAGTATAGTATTGAATATAATCAATATATTTTATTGATTGTAATATTTCTGTTCTTTCATCTACACTTAATATAGGTTTTAATTTATGTGGTCTTTCAATTGATGGGTCGGTATGTAAAAATATACCAAACTCTTCACAATATGATTTACATTCTTTAAACATTTTTATGTAACCTGGATGGATTACATCAAAATTTCCAGCTATTATTCCTCTTTTATACATCATAATTGACAAGATAACATTACACCTTTATAATTGTCTCCCCCTAAATTAGTTTCACTCATTAATTTATATTTTAATGTATCCATACCATCTCTTCTCCAATTTGTTTTTCCTTTTAAAACTTTATTGTAAAATCTAACTTGATTTTTTCTAGTTTCTGTATAAATCCATTTGTTTTCATAAAATCCATTATCTGCATGAGGTAATAAAAGGAATCTACCCTCTTTTCTCCATGGCACCGCAATTTCAGTAAAATCTTCTTCATGATATACTGCAGTTCTATCACAATGATGTATCTTACCATGTCTGTTATTACCACTTAAATCAATAAGTTTATGAAATGTAGATGCCTTTGCATCATACACAGCTTCTAAACAATGTGATGTTGTATAACCTTCATAATTTTCTAAAACACCCATTGGAAGATTTTTAAAAATTGTATTAACTTGACCTGGTTCTAGTGAATGATTCCAAAAAGCAAGATAATCAATTCTACCTTTATATGGTCTCCTTGCGTTATGGTCTGCAGATGGTGTTTGTCCAAGATAAATAAATTTTTCTTTATCATATCTTAATAATCTACCTTCGTATTCATGTTCATCTATTAATTCACCATCTTGATATAACTTAATAAATTTATTGTACTGGTCTACTACAACCATAAGAGTAGTTCTCTTTGGTTCTGTAATTACAGATTTTAAACTTATACATTCTTTCTTTGTTGTGAATGTTTCAAATTTATATCTTTTAAATGAATTATATGAAAATCCCATATCATATCCAGGTACTGATAAAATAGAATACTCATCTATTGCACGTTCTTCATCACATTCTATTTTATCTGGTTCAAATGTTATTAGTATGGAAAAGTTATCGAAGTGATATGGTTTAGGTAATTTAACTTGACTATCCCAACCATTAAAAACTAATCCAGCTGAATTAGTTGTTTTTACAGGTATTTGTTTGGTATTAAAATCCATATAGTTTTCCCTACAACGATACATCAAATCATCATCTTCATATCCCCATCCCCAATATTCATTTGAGTATCCATTTACTTTATAATAATCTAAAATAGGAAAAAGAGTTACGCCTCCAAAATATTCATCAAAGATAATTCTTTTTTCACCATGATTAGATGTGAAGTGTGTTGCAAGGTGTGTTGGTCTATCAACTGATGAATAATCAACGCGTAGTGGTATCATATCCACATCATGTAGAGCAACATAAGTACAGCCTCTCTCTTTTGCTTTCTTTACACCAATGTTAAGTAACTTTCCTCGATTAAACGGTTTATCATCTGCTTGTTCAACAACGATGATTTCAAAATCGATTTCTTGTTCTTTTAACTTTCCTGGTGCATCTTTTAAAAACTTATCAAGATGAGTTGACCTATTTCTATATGGTACTATTACACCAAGTTTATTTTTCATCAATAAACTTCTCTTTCCATAAAGACATATACCACTCGATTCTTGGTCCCCACTCTTCTTTATCGATTTCTTCAAACCATAACGTAAGTGCATCTAAAGAGTTAGCAATTTTTTCTAACGCTTTGATTTTTCTTTCTTCAAGTAATTTTTCAGTTTCGTTTTTTGCCATAATTTAAACTTTAATTATTCCTTTTGTTAATCTATTCCAATATTGATAATCCCAATGTTCTGATTCAATTGGTATATTTTTTATCAAACCAAATGTAGGATTACTAATATCAATTTTCCAATCATTATCTTTGATTGCGTTATACATCTTTTTGTATTCTTCCCAAAAAGTGTAATCTTCTTCTGTTTCTGAAACCTCTTTTAATCGTTCTAAAACAGTCGAATCCCATTTGAAGTGATGAACTTGTATAAATCCCTCACCTCTACCAGGCGGGTATCGAAGAGGATGTTTTGAACCCTCTTCTCCCCACACATGATTCCCATCAACAATTGCATAATGTTGGCCGTTTGTTACATGAATATGACCTTTCATCACACAACATTTATTGGGACAGGCCCCACTAAGTGGATACCTAAAAAAGCCACTATATGGGAATAACTCCCATATGTTACTTTCTTTTTCTACTTTAGGAAAAGTTCCACCTTCTCCTATTCTATCTAAAAACCCACCAGTAATAAATTCCCAACCATTATCCTCACATTCTCTGATGAGTTCTTTTAATGGTTTTGGATATACATGGAATTCATCATCATCAGATACCACCCACCAATCATTTGGTTTTGTCATCTTTACTTCGTTATAAAGTTCTGTTACCTTTCTCCAATTAAATTTTGGTTCAGTAACAACTTTATATGGTGTAATTCCTAGTTTTTTTATTTCTTCTAAAATACCATCATCTTCGTGTTGTCTGTAAACAACCACATAAATTTTATCTACTATATCTTTATAGTAATTTAACATATGTGGTAACATTGTAATGTTATGACCTACAACAGTTACTAAATTAATCATTATATCTTCTTCTTCTGTAAAAAAGTTAGTCCAGTTGAACTTGGATAATTTACTTTCTTTTTGTGATTGAAGAAATTGAAAACTTCCCATTCCCCACTATCTTGAATTTGTTTAATTAATTTATTCGGCCCCTCTGCATAACTCTGATGTTGTTCTTTCTTAACATCGTTTGTTATGATATGGTTTTCTTCGTAATCTAAATCAGTATCATGTACTGCAATCATACCATCTTCATTTAATAATTTAGAATACAATTTAAAATCATTAGATACATCTTCATACGAATGTCCTGCATCAATATGAAGGTAATCTATGTTAATATCTTCTTTTACAAAATAATTGTAGTAAGCATCTTCAGTAGTATTTAGAATGATTCTACATGGAAAATTAGTTCTGAGGAAAGAATCCTCATCAACCCAATCTGGTTTACCATTAACTCCATTATTTGCATCTACTAAAATAGTAGTACCACAATCACCATACTCCATTGCTTTTTGACCATCAAAAATACCCACATCATGTAAATCAATTCTTGCCTGTGAAATAATTCTTGGAATGAATCCGCCTCCACTTCCAAGAACAACACAAGTTTTATATTTCATAAATTGTATGATTGAATATACTAGTAAACCATCTCCCAAGTAGGAATCGGTTGCACCATGTGTCCAACGATATTTGACTGGTCTATATTCTGTATAAACCTCATCGTTTTTATCTTTTAATTTGACTTGATTGTTGGTAAAAAATTCTTTTACCAATGTATAATTGATAAGACTCATGTAACAATTGTTGTATATAAATATATATAACTATTTTAAGAAAACGATAATTTTTTCTACCCACTTAGATTTATTATCGAATTTTTGAAGATATCTTTTTAGTTTAATAAATTCCTTTGTTCGTTGCATTGGTGTATCTCTTAAAATATTTCCATATGCATAACCAAAACTTTCTTTATCATTTGCTTTATATCTATAATCTATCTTTCCCCAATCAGTATGTATGATAGGAATTTTTCCCCAATCAACCGCTTGAAATATATTATATCCGAATGGTTCGTTTGTATGACAACAATGTGCGATATCCCAATCTAACTTCATAAATTGTTCATGAATATTTATATCCCATTGATAAAATTTTATTTTTGAGAAATCATAATCAGTAGTTTCTGTTATATTCTTCCAATCATATCTGTTTGATAATACCAACCCTTCAAATCCATCTAAGTAGTGTACATTCTTTCTTGATTCTATTCTTGATGTGAACCCAATTTTTTTGTGTTGTACATCTGCTAATTTATTTTGTTTAAATTCATAAAAATTAGTTACTGTATAAGTTCTTATTGGAAAATCTTCGTGTAGTTGTGATGGATTATTTCCAATCCAAATTCTTTTTCTACAATGATGAAGTAATTCTAAAAATTCATCTTCATTTACATTTGTATTAAATTGTTTTACTGAATCACCATATTTCAACATATCGGGTAGATACGCATGTACAAATATAATACCCCACTTATCCTTATGTTTCCATAGATGTTCTCTCTTGTGATAATTTGCATGTAAGAAGTGGATTGTATCACATTCTTCTAAAAGTTCTTCAGAACGTTTAAAATCATCTCCATGAAAGTGAAAATTTTTGAGTTTGGTTTCAAATCCGACAGGTCGTTTACCATCAACGAATATTATATATTCATCTTTTAATTTTGGTAAAACTAAATCTATAAAATGATTTACCCAAATATCGGCTCCACCTTGAATGATATTTCCAAAACCTGTTGTTACTAATAATTTCAAAGATATTCGTTTTTAGTTAATCTTAAAATCTCAATACCTCTTTCATCTGTTGCAACTACCATTTTAAGTTTGTTGTTTGGATTTGCTTTATCAAACTCTCTTTCATAAATTGGTAAATATGCTGCAAGGTCATCTATTACAGTATGAGTTTTTTTTATATCTTTTTCATTCTCAATTTGTTGAGTTATGACCGTATCATTCTCTTGTGTTGTTGTTAATGTAATTATTGTTTTTGCCATAATATTTTAATTTTAACCAGTATTATCAACAGGGTCACTCATAATAACCCATCCTTTATCTGTATTACTATTCCAACTTGAACCAAAACTGGTCCAATATATACACATCATTGCTGCACCACCATTTAAACTGTAATATGAGTTTAACCCACCATGTATTAAACCATAAATTCTAGCAGTTTGACTATCATTTCTATTCCAAATCCAAATTATATCTCCATTAGACCAATCGTTTCCATCAGCATATTCAGTACCAGCATATACACATGGGAGAGTATAATATCTTGTGGCAGATGGATTTAGTACTACAAAATTACCACTAGCTTTAATGCTGTTTCCGAGATTACCACTACTTGATGCCCCAATACCCGAAGTTGATGTACCACCAAATCCAGATGAATTACTTTTTATATTTATATTACCGTTAAGAAATATACCTCTTTTTACACCACCTGTAGATTGCCATGTATCTCCTACCTCTAATTGACCTTCAATCTCAGTTTTTCCATAGTTTCTTTGTCTAGTTATATCATGGTCATCACTATACTCACCGCAGGTAAGATACCCACCTACTACATTCATTAAATTTGGATTAGATGTTCCTTGTGCAACTCTTCTTATTCTAACATATTGAGATGAATCTGATACTGCCTGGAATCCACCTGCGTTTATTTCTACAAAGTTTGATGGTGCTGCTAATGTTACATATGGGTCACCAAGAGTTAAATTTAATCCACTTTTTGTAAATGTAGAAAAACTTGTTGAAGTATTTCCATAAGCATCTATATCTGTTTTATAAGATGACCTATTTACAACGTTTGTTTCGTATTTGAAGTAATGAGTTCCAGTATTCTCCACATTAATTAAAAAATCATCACTATATGTACTTGATGCATAACTTGTAGCAGAGACTGTTGAACCACCACCCCCATATGTCCAAACATATCCAGTTGGAGAATAACTATTGGCTGTAGCGTAGTAATATGCACCACTATTGTATGCACCTCTAGCATAAGAATATGTTAATGTTTCTCTATGAACTAATTGGTTAGTTGAAGTATATAAACTAAGATACAAATAAACATAACTTGTACCCCCAATTGCAGAACCTTGATGATAATCATAAAGATATGATGGATAGTAGTTATATGCTGGTGAAGAAACTGTTGCGGTTACACTTGGTATGTTTGTTGTGGTTTGAGTAAATGTACTTGAGATAGAAAGGTTTGTAATATTCCAACTTCCTGCTGAACCAATAGTAAAGTTACTTGAGGCATTACTTTGTGCAAATGCAGATGCTACTGATGTATAACTACCACTAGTTGTTGAACTTACTGTTGTACCATTTGTTTGTGAACCAATATTGTTAACAGAAATATCAGATGAACCAGGTGAAGTTAAATTTTCGTTTGGACCAATAGCAACTTTTCTATTACCACTTGAATCATATAATTGTATTTCTGGTAAACTTGGGTCAAACTTAATTCTTGTATCTGAATCTCTTAGTGCACCACCTGAATCTTCATCATCTACTGTCCAACCACCGATTGTTCCTGCATCAAGATTTACAGAACCTGATATTGATACGTTTTGTGCACTCATATTTCCTGCAGTATCAACATGAAATAAAGGTGCGTCTGCATTTGGTACATCTATCTGTCCACCTGCTAGGGAAGAACCTATAATACTACCACCTTGTATTTGAGAACCACTAATTCTACCTTGAATTGTTAAAGCTGAACCAGTTTGATTCCATGTTAAACCCCCACCTTGTCCTGTCAGATAAAAATCACCCGATGATGACATATATGTTTTCCAACCACTACCAGAATAGAATCCTAATTCGTTAGCTCCTAAAAATAATCCTTCTCCACTTGGTGATGGTGTAAAATCAATAAGACCAGTAGAGGTATTCGGTATTAAGGCAGCATTACTGTTAGCGGTTGATTGAGCATTAGCAGCTGATTGTGTAGCTGTATTTGCGGTTGATTGGGCGGTATCGATGTTTCCTTGAAGAGCAGATGCACTTGTATTCAAAAGTGCGGTTGATGAATCAATTGCAGAACCACTAGCATTAGCAGCAGATGCACTTGCTGCAGTACTTGCAAAGTTTTGAGCGTTTGTTTGGGCATCTGAAGCAGCTGATGAACCACTCAATACAGAATTATCTACACCAGTTTGTAGTGATTCTGTTGCAGAATTCAACTGTTCTAATTGTTCCGAAGTTGGACCTGCAGTAATTGTAATCGAACCAGCAATTGATAAGTTAGTTCCATTCCATTCTAAATAGTTTGAATCTGTATTACTACCTAAATAAAATTCACCACTTGAATTTAAATAAGCTTTCCAATTTGATGAATCATAATATCCTAAATTATTTGCACCTAAATATAATCCTGCACCACTTGGTGTGGCATTTTTAGTTACTCTTCTCGTAGTTGGGTCTACCGAACCACTTTCTTGTGCAGAAGTTAAAGCTTGATTCGCGGTACTTTGGGCATTTGAAGCAGATGTTGCAGCATTGGCTGCTGCGTTTGAACCACTTGTTACGGCGTTATTTGCTGCTGCAGAACCACTTGTTACGGCGTTATTTGCTGCTGCTGAACCACTCAATACAGAATTATTTACTCCAGTTTGTAGTGAACTTGTTTCTGAATTTAGAGCAGATATAGAATCTGCAGTTGCACCACCTGTTATATTAATTGAACCTTGTATGTTTAGATTACTACCATCCCATGTAAGGAATCCATCAGATGCACCACCTTTTAAACTAAGTTTTGTATCACCACTATCATATCCTAAATATATACCATTTGCAGCTGCATATTGTGTAATTCCACCAAGTGCAATATATGGGTCTTGATTTGTTCCTGCGTTTGCGGTATCTGCATTTAATGCAATAAGTGGATAACCAGAACCACTTGAACCTACGTTTACTGTTCTATTAGCATATACATCTTGTGAGAATAAAATATCAGTTGCAACTGAACTAAATGTTGCACCAAAAGTATCCCAATATGTTGTATATGAACCACCATCAACTGGTCTTTGATTTGAGTTACTTGCAGTATGAGAAGATTTTGCTAAATAATATTCTCCATTAGAACCTTGTACAACATCTCTTCTTAGTGATGAAGATACATACTCTCCATTTAATTCCCACAAACCTCTATAAGTAACACCAGGGCCAGGAGGGCCGGGTGTACCATCAGCACCATCTTGTCCATCTTGTCCATCTACTCCAGTATTTCCAGCAATTGCTTTTGTATAATTTACAACTTGTTGAAATTCTGATACATCGCCACTACCATCTTTATAATCAATGTTAATTGTTAATGAACCACTATCTGAATCAAATGCAGAAAGTGAGTATTCATTTTTACTAGGAGTTGTACTAGTTGGTACACAACCAGAACCAGTAATTCCTGCAATATCAAATCTATTATTTGATGATAATCCATTTTGGAATTGAATAAGTTCTGTACCTATTCTAAATGTTACTGAACCACTACTATCTGCTAGTGATGATACAGCACTTTGTGAAGTTGCGTTAAATGTTTGATTGTTATTTGTAAGTTGTAATGAAACACCATCGAATTTTTTGACTGGTGCAATTGATATTCTATCTACAAACTCTGAACCAAATTCATCTGAACCGCTAAACTCATATGTGGTATTTCCTGTCCCAAATGGATAATCACTTGCATTTAAAGTAAATGAAGTTATACCATTTACAGTTGAACCTTGTGTAAGACCAGGTTTACCACTTCCACTATTTACTGTAATCGTTGTTGTATCAGATGCAAGATTTTTTCTTTGTGCCTGAATCTGTATTTGTTGTCCACTTGGTTCTACTGATAAATCAGTTGCCTTGTAAAAGAACTGATTTTGATTTGATGTTACAATAAGTGCAGATGCAGGTTCACCATCTTCGAATCTTGTTATAGTTTCTATTTCTTCTTTATCTTCAATAGATGCTGTATAAGTAATTGAACCAACTATAACAGAACTATCCGAACCACTAAATGATGCTATGGTTAAGACGTTATTCGATGTTAACCCACCTGGATATGCTCCACTATAAGTTGATGGGTCTATAAATGTACCATTCTTATCAAATGCAGCAGATGCAAATGTAATTGAACCAGTCAATCCATTTGATGTTACTCTAAATCTTGATTGTTGAAATGGTGGATTACCTAATGAACCACTTGAGAATCGGAATGCAGTTCTATCAGTTTCAAATTCTAATAATCTAACATTCGATGTTGTTGTTAAATTACCACCACTAAATTCTTTTGAAGTTTTTAGGTCTACTGGTATAAAGTTATTATTGATATCGTAGAATTCAAATTTAAAATCAAAAAATTCTGAATCTAGTTTTCTTGGAACTTCTTGTACCAATGTAAACTCATCTGGTGAGAACGAAGATTCTTCTGCATTTTTAAATGATATATTAGAAATGTACCAATCATCTCCATTTACTTCTAATACTAATCTTGCACTACCAGAGTTTTGTGAAATTATGTTTTTATTCACATCAAATTTTTGAAGTGTATCTGAAGAACCACTTACAGTTACTATTGATTGTGTAAATTCAGATGAACTAAGATATGCGTTTATTTCTTTTGAAGTATCTACCGAACCACTTAGTTTTGTTTTGAATGATAAGTTGTATTCTATTTCACTTCCTACATCAATTGATTCTGAAGTGTAAATAAGTTGAGTACCACTTCCTGCATAATCAACTTTTATAGAATTTAATAATTGTGTATTATTTAAAGTGACTGGGTGGGTGTTTGAAGATGTTATCCAATAATTAGACAGATTGTAATCGTTAAATAATCCATATGATAGTTCAGTATCTGCCTGAGTTGCAATATCTTTTAGTAATTCTGTTGATTCTAATTTTTGTTCTTGTACTAAAGTAAAATCACCAGCTTCATTTCTTGATTTTCTAAATACCTTTACTCTTGCAACATCACCAACAAACGTTTTAAGATTTGTAATTTTTATTTTTGCAAACGAACCAGTCAATGCCGATTCTACTACTGTTACTCCTTCACCATTTTCAAACGAAGATGTATATGTCCTTGCACCAAATCCACTAACTGTTCCATCTGAACTGGTGTATGCAGAATCAACTAATAATTCTGTTTCACTTAATACTTCTTTTATCGTTGGATTCCAATCTAAATCTGGTAATAATATTCTGTTTTCATCCATAGAGGCCGTAAATAATGGGCCAGATGAATGAACTAGTTTATATAAAACACCACCAGCATATGAACCATACTTTTGACCAGTTGGTGGTACTTGTGGAATACCCTCTACACTACCAGTGTGTACTGCAATTGGAATTGTTTTTGTAAATAAGGGTTTTGAAATTTCTTGTATATCGATTTGTGGTTTTTTGAAAAATCTAACTCTAGTTTCATTTGCTAGGTTTTTGTTTATATTTAATGATTTTTCCCACTTAACATTGTAAATACCTTTCCATTGTTCTGGTACATCTACTTTGTTATCATCTTCATCAAAGTATGATTTTAATTCACCAAGTATGGTAATTTTTCCTAAACCAATAGGAGTATCTTCATATACATAAATTCCAACTACTTTAGATAATCCTTCGTAGTATTGTGGAATTCCTTGACCAGGTTCGAAGTAAATTGGATTTCCATTAACATCTAGTACTTCAACTTTTATTTCAGTTGTTTCTTTTAGACACTCAGAACCTTCTATAAGAAATGCATTCTTACCGCCAGTTAGATTTTCTCCTAACTCTGTAATTCTAAAGTAAGTTGAGTTTGGATTGGTATCGTTTAAAAACACACCATATTTACTCAAATTTTCTTTAGATGAAAATTTCTTTATTATTGCCATACAGGTATAAATATTGTGTAATTGAATATCTGTATATATATTCTATGGAAACCTATGGGAAAATATTCTACGATACAAATACGAAAAGAAACGTTAAAATTGTTGAATGATTATTGTGCTGAGAATGGTTACTCAAAAAGTGGGTTGGTTGAGAAGTTAATAAAAGATAAAATAAAAAAACCTAATCCTGCAGATAATGTGTTAAGAGTTAGTACTTAACATTTGAGAATCCTTTTTCTTTCTTAATCTCAACAAGACCATCAACTACGTCTCTCATCGAGTCAATGTGTGAGATTACCATTACGAAATCAAATTGAGTTTTAAGATATGTAAACAACATAAATAAAGATTGTAGGTTCTCACTATCTAATGTACCGAATCCTTCATCTATCACAAGGAAATTAGGTCTTGGTAGGTTACATACATTAATTAGAGCAACTCTAATTGCTAAACCACTAATAAACCTTTCCATACCACTACACATTTCCAAACTCCATCTCTGGTCTCCATATACAAGATATGCATTAATGTTCTTACCATCAATCTCTAACTGCATTCCAAACTCTACAATCTGTCCTAAGATGTTGTTTACTTCACCTTCCAACATTGGTAATGCCTTTTCAATCAATTCATAAGATACACCATCTCTACTTAATGCGTTTAAATAGTAATCATATAATTTACTTTGCGATTCCAAAGTTTTAACTTCAGATATTCTATCTTCAATAGTTTCTTTTTGATTTTGAAGAGCAGAAATCTTACCATTCAATTTAAGAATATCTGTGTTGTATCCTTTGAGTTCATCTTTAACAGTACCAAGTTTTTCTCTTACTCCACTAATCTCATCTCTGATTTCCTTGTTCTTGTTAATCTGCTTTTCGTTCTTATAATATTCCTCAATAAGTTGCTCTTGTTGAGTAAGTTGTTGTAAATTTCGTAATTCTTCAGTTTCGATTGTTGATAACTTGTTGATAAGTCCACTTATCTCTCTATCAATCTTATCTTCTTTTTCTTTTGCCTCTTGGAAGTTTTTCCACTCTTTTTCATAACCCTTTAAAGAATCTATTTCAATATTTAATTCTAATTTTTCTTTTTCAAAAGATTGTAATTCTGATTTTTTTTCTTTTATTTCAGATTCTACTTTTTCTTTTGTTTCCAAAATAGATTTAGAGTTTTCCATACAGATATCACAATCCTCATTATATTTATGAGAATCTAAGTGGTCTTTTCTTTCATGTAAAGATTCTAATTTAATATTAACTTTTTCTACTTCACCTTCAATATTAGAAACGTTTCCTTTTAATTGTCTTAAAGTACCAATTCCTTCTTCTAAATCTTCTTCATCAAATTTATCTAAGATTTCATCTAATTCAATTTGTAATTCTTCTCTATAAGTAATTCTATCTTGAATAGATGATTTTTGAGTTTGGATATCTTCTTTTTTCTTTTGAAGGATTTTTAATCTTTTTTCTAATTCATCTATCGATACTCCGCTATCTGAATGTAACTTTACAATTTTCTCATTTAGAGATATAATCCTTTTATTTAAAACTTCTTCTTCTTCAACTAATGCCTTTTGATTTATCTCTAAAAGTTTGTAATCGTTTTTATCGGTTTTTAATTGTGTATCGATGTCGGCAAGTTTTGTCGTAAAATCGTCAGACTTGAACTTTCTGATAAGTGTTGCATTATCTCTGTTTTGGTCACTTGCAACTTGATATAGTTTATCAAAGATATCTACCCCTATAAATTGAGAAAGAGTTTCTTTTCTTTCCGATTGTGATTTATCAATGAATAGTGCATTGTTTCCTTGTAGTGAAAGTGTTGTTAAAACAAAATCCTCAAACTTACCTAAATACTTTTCAATATTCTTGTTAGTTTCTCTTCGTTGTTCTCCATTAAGTGATTCTATCACTCCACTATCTTCTTTCCAAAAGTTTACATCTACCTTTAGATTAGTACCTCTTCTTGTCCATTTAGCAGTTCTTTCTATGTAAAAGTTAATTCCATCTATCTCAAAGTTAAACTTACAGTAGAACTTATCCTTTCGATTATTAAGGATGTTTTTAGATGATGTAGTACGAGATGTTTTATCATAGATACAAAATGATAGTGCATCGAAAAGAGATGATTTACCACTTGCGTTTGGTGCAAAGATACCAACGATACCTTGTGCTCTATCAAACCTTACTAAGTTGTTTTCACCATAAGAGAACATATTAGAAAACTCAAACTCTTTTGGTGTCCATAGAATGTTCTCAGCAAATTCGTGATTCGAGAACTGAGAATTTAGTTCTGTATTTATTTCTTGTATCTTATCTAGTTCATCTGATTCTAATAGATATTGTCTTTCTAAGTAATCTCTAATTAACTGATTCTGAAAGGTCTCTTCTCTAACGTTACCAACAATATTTTTGTTTACTTTTGTATTGGTTTTAAGTTGACCGATTGTATCTGTTCGTGTAACAGTAACCTCTTGAACTTTAAATAATTTTTTAAGTTCGGTGATACATCTTTTCATATCACTTGGTTCTGTCTTTGTAAATCTTAATCTTAATCTTGGATGTTTTGGAAGTTTTGTTCCAACCTCATCGTAAACCCATTGTGGTATTTTTCCTTCAATTACATCAACTGTTAAGAATCCATAATCGTTATGTATGTGATGTTCTGTAAAAGTTCGTGTTGGAATATCCCAAAGTAAATATCCATGATTCTCAAGCAACTCACCATGATTTTGTTGAATCATAGAACCAGCATATGCAACCCACTCGTATCCTTCACCAAAGGTTTGTCTTTTGTGAATATCACCCAACATGGCCATATCGTATCCATCAAACATATCTACTTGAAAAGAATTAGAGGAGACGGTATAGCCGATATCAGTTTGAGCTTTGTTTACTGGTCCATGAAATAAAACGATTTTATTTTCTCCATCAATGGTATCTCCTTTAGGCCAATTTTCCTTGTTATCCAATATAGAATAGACAACAAAAGTAAGATTATGAATATTATAGACACCAGTATCACGAAGATAATGAATTCGATTATTTCCCAAATTTTCGATAATTGGCGTGAGTACATCTAGTCTGTGGGAATTATTTAGGTTACAATCGTGGTTACCTGTTATTATTATTGTCTCTCTTAACTTTGCACATTCAGTAAGAAACCAACTTATCTGATGAACCAACTCTGGAGACATTTCAGTTTTGGCATGTGCAATATCCCCTGCTATGTAGATAACAGAATCTTGGATATTATCTTCTTTAACTTGTTTTAAAAACTTTTTGAATATAATTTTATATTCTTTGTGTCTTTGGAGATTACGAATATGTAAATCTGCCAAGTGATAAACTTTGTTAATTATCATATTATTTGCTTAAATGAATCTACTTGTTTTGTGTAGAGTTCTTTCATTAATTTATTATTGTGGATTAACTTTTCACGATGTCTGTGATAGTTGTTATGTAATTCTGCAATTGAAAATTCTCCAATTCTTTTTACATTTTCTAGTGCCTGTTTGGTTCTTTCTAAGTTACATTCAATAGAATCATAACTTATATCTACTAACCCATCAAACTCTAATTCAAATCCAAGTTTTTTTAATAATGTCAATAATCCTCTTTGACCTATAAAGATAGGAATTAGATATGACATGAATGGTTTAAATATTTTTTCAGAAGTATAAATTTCATTCCCATTACCATTCAAACTAGTACACCCAATAATTTCTACATATGCATTTGAAGTATATGGTAATGTAAAAGCATATTGGTCTACATTTGAAAGGTTTGGAATATAATCTAAAACTACTGGTAATTTTTTTAATAATTTTTCGTGTTCTTCTTTACTATAATATGGTAATACTTCTTTTTCTCTAAAATCTTTTACATTATGATATTTTGAATTGTGTCCATAAAGTGTCTCTGTAAAATTATTATAATCTACATCAAATTCATAGTTGTGATTACAGTTTTCATCTAAGATATTATATGCATTGTATGAAAAGAAAGTATCTTTCATTAAATCATTATCTTCTAATGTTTTTTGGATTAATGTTCTATGAATTTTATAAACTCCATTATATGATAAGAATTTTTTTGCTCTTAACATTTCTTTATATCTTTCAAAGATAATTGATGCCAACCATTTTAAAGATTGATATGCCCCATTACAAATATAAAAGTTATAGTTACTTTGTAATTTATTATCATCCCATTCTTCTAATTTATATGTTGGAGTTAATACCTTTACTCCATTTTCATTATATGCCTCATCTGGTGAATAACCAGTATCGGGATGCATTACGATTATATTATCTGAATTTAGTTTTTTACACCACTCATTTATTTGTGGAAAGTTAAGCCATGAACCATCTTCTCTTCTAAAATAAGAAGAATCTATTATCAAAGTATTTTCTTTTTTTACTTTTTCATTTATAAAATCAATATTATGTTGAAATGACATGAAACTTTCAAACTCTACATCTTGTTCCAATGTATTATCAACTAAAGTTTCATATGGTATGTTAGTTGATTTTAAAAACTCAGTCCACCCTACATATAATCCTTGATTATACGGTTTCTCTAAAGTGTATATCATAAACCTTTTAATTTTTGTAACACCACATCTTCAAATGCAGTTTTTTTAGTATCTTTTAATTTTTGATTTACTTTTGAGAATCCCATCTCTCCAGCATCTTTTTCGGTAGGTAAAACGTTTGTAACAGTTATTCCATTATTCATAAAATAATTTACATAATAAAGTGCCTGTGATTGAGCATCTTTATCTAAAATAATCTTTATTTCCTTTATCCCTTTTTTATATATACTATCCATTAAAGTTTTTGGAATAAATTTACCCAAAAGAGGAATAGCATTTCTTTTGATACTCATCGCATCAAACACTCCTTCACATAATGTAATAGGTTCATTCCAATTAATCTGATTCTCGAATATCGTAACATTCTTCGATACCGGCGGATTTTTGTATTTAAACTTTTCTTCAGAGAATACAGACCGTGCGATGAAGTAATTGAGTCTATTATCTCCATCATAACTCGGAATAATAATACGATTGGAGTACATACCAGTATCACAATACCCAATATTATAACGAATAATATCTTCTTTAGTAAGACCTCTGTCTTTTGCATATTGTACCACCTTTCTGTATAATGGATTCAAACCTTTCGGTTTTACCAATAGTGATTTAAATTCTGATGGTAACCTTAGTTCTACCTTTTCTTCTTCGGTAGTTGTAGAAACGATGTAATCATCTCCATATATTTCAAAAACTTTTCGTATCCTTTTTGAATCAACATGCAAACGTTTTAAAAGAGTTTGAATCTTTTTACCTTTTGCATCACAAACCCAACAATGCCATTGTTGTGTATTCAAGTTTATTTGTAACTTTTTCTTATGGTGATGACAAAATGGACAATGGTGTGCTTGTTCATCTCCTTTTAATGATGTACCAACACCAAGTATATCATCTAATATGTTGATTATAACTGATTTATCGCGTTGTGAAAGCATAATTTATACAATATACAGAGCTAATATACAAAAAATATTTTAAAGCTCCAAGGCATTTTTAAAATATTTTGCGTTCTTTAATTTTTCGTAATTTTCTATTAGTATCTGGTTTAAACTCTAATCCTTTCAGATTTACTGATTCTGTATTGTAATACAAATCTTCGTACATAATTATTTCTGTATCTAATAATTTGGATAATTTCTGTAAGTTTTTATTTAAATCCTCAATCCCCTCTTCAGCTAGATTTACCCATTTTTTATCTAACCACATACTATCATCCCAAATCCAATTTGTATGCCAATTACCTTTATTTTTCTTTGTTGTATTTCTATATAGTGCAATGCATGATTGTAGATGTTCTAAGGTATTTTTTCTACTCAATAAGAACACATAATCAAATTTCTTAGAAAACTCGACTACATCCTTCATATCGTGGTGGTGGATACATATCTTTACACATGAGTTATGATAATGATGTCCCCATTTAATATTTCTTCTTGGTTCGTGTATAAATTCTAAATTATATTTTTCAGAAAGGAATCGATTAAAATATTGACCCCCACATCTTACATGGGCAACTATTAATATGTTCATTCTAAATCTTTTTTGAAAAACTTACCTAATAAATTATCGTTTAGTGATTCTTCTCGTTCTAAACACTCGTGTCTAAATTGTTCTTTTAGTTCGTAGTAAGTTAGAGCTTTTTTGGATTTACAGTATTTTAAGATTTTTTTGTAAACATCAGTCCACTCTTGTACTGATTTGTTTGAAGAAGAGTAATCTCTCCATTTTGATTCTTTAATTACTTTTCTTTTTCTTTTATATCCTTTTAGTGGTGGAAGAGTTCTGTGTGAATATAATGATTTTTTACCTATGTAAAATTCATTGGTATCTTTATTGGTTATCATATAAATGAATCCAATAGTTCCTTCGGGCATATCAGAAATCTCTGTTACTGGTCTACCCTCAAAGTGCCATCCCATAGTCAAAATTTTTAAAATCCTCTCTGTACTTGTTTCTCACGAATTGTACAACCTTTGGATTTGTGTAACATCTTTTTTTGTAAAAATCATACATATCTGAATATGTATTTCTTACGTTATTGTAGTTTAAAAGTGGAATATTATTCAAATCTATATCAATACTTTTTGAGATAATTTTTAAATCTGAACTGAGGTTTTCGTATTTACCTATATAGTCCACCCTATCTAATTTTCCATTGTACTCTAACCAATCAGTTTGAGTATCGAAGAAGTAATCCCATTCTTCATGCGATTGTATAAATTCTTCAATAGAAACTTTACCATTCTCTCTTATATATGAGTAATATAAAGATGCAAATCTAGTAAATGGATTTCTAACAAATCCAAATACAAATTTACTTCCTAAGTTTCTTTGAGAATTTAATCGTCCATGAGTTGAAAGAATACTACATTCATGATTTTGTAAAACATGAGATATCGATGTACCTCCTGTTTTAGGTACATGGACGTATAACCATTTATCTGATGATAAAAAAGCCAAGTACTATCGTTTTACTGTATCAGAGTATTTTGAGAGGTTTACTTTACCACCTCTTGCTTTTTCTAAGTTTGATTCTTTTCTCAAATCTTTTCCACCATCTAATTCGATAGGAGTTTTATCTCCACCTTTGTTTGGTAGTTTAGAAAAATCTGAACCTTTATATAAATCTTCTATTGATGCCATTTTATTCTTCCTCTACTAGTTTAAATACTCTAACTGCTTCATCACCAGCTATTTCAGGTCTTTCAAATATTCCGTCATCGTAAGCAAACCAAGGGCCATCACCCTTTTCATCTAACCATGCTTGAATATCTTCTACTGTTTCTAATACGTTTTGATTTACATCTAAAATTTGATAAGCCATAATTATGTGTCCAATTTTATTAAAAAGTTTATTGGATAATCGGGTAATAATTTTACTGGTCTTGCAACTTTTGCAATAGCAAGTAATTCCGAATTATCATCATATAACCCTATGGAAGTAACATATGTAGTTAAATAAGAACCTGTCGGGTCTAATGAACTACTCACATCGTAGTCATCAAAACTACCTGTGGCGTTTCCATAGCTACTATAAATATAGGATTTTTTTCTAGGAGTAAAGTTTTTGATAACTTCTACTAGAGGATTTCCTCTTTCATCTGTTTGTGTATGTTCAAAAGATGATGTTGTAATATTGAAATAATCAACTGCAGTTGGATTAGTTGATGTAGTAAACTCACCTGGTTCTACACTAACTAAAACTTCTAATTCTGATATTGTTGTTGTTGATTTAAAATTTAATTCAAAATCTTGTAACAAATCTGGATTTTCACCAGTATCAAGAATTAAATCACCACTTTGTTGGAATAACTGTCCATATGAAACTGTTGCTCCAGCTACTTGGTCTAGTATTGTTAATGGTGTTGAAAATGATAATTTACTGTTTAATCCATTTAACGTTGTTAATGTTGGGTTTGGTGATTCTAATACACCATTGTATGATATCTCTACTTCACCAGTATTAAAATCAATAGATTCTATATACAGTTCAGTGCTTGAACTATCGGCTAATATTACCTCACCAGTAGAAAAATCAAATGATTCTACTAAGTATTCTGGTGATTCATTTGTTATTGTTGTAGAAGTTTCTGAATCAACAACTGTTAGTCCTGTGGTATTATCTTGTAATTGAAATGAACCTGGTAATATAGCTTCACCTTTAACACACGCCCTAAATGAGAGAACACTCATTGTAGTTGGTGCATTTTGTACATATACTTGATTTTTGGTAAACCCACCACCATATTCAAATAATGAAGCAGATGGGTTATAATATTTTGCTTTTGTTGAGTTATAAATACCTCTTACCGAATAACCAGGAAAACTACCAGATGCCCCAACGACAGGGTCGGTATCTGCATCGTATGAGCCGCTCACACCATACACTTGATATACGTCAACATCATCTTGAGTTAATCTTACATCTTTATTAACTTCAAATGTTCTTCGTACTATTTGGTCTTGTGGTATCTTTTTAAACATAATATTCCTTTATATAAATATACTGAAATAAAAAACCCCATTCACGATGGGGTTTGTTATGTTTGGTAGCACTATATTTTTTAGAAATCAAGTTTTACTTTGATTAGTACTTCTTTATCGAATGATTTAGCAATTGGTTGAGATGTCTTTGCAATAGCCAATAATTCACTAGCATCGTTATATAAACCTACTGAAGTAATAAATACTTTAGGGTCTTTCTTAAATGCCTCGTATCTTACTGAACTATCTGAACCACTTATAAACGTTGGATTGTTTGAGTAGTTGAACTCTCTGTTAGTTGCTCTTACGAAGAAATGAGAAGTAGAAACATTTTCTGTTCTTCTTGCTTCGAAATCAGCACCATCTACAATTGCATTAAATAATTGTTTGTGATTTTCATATTCTGCATTTACTGCCAAGTTTGGTTCAACACCAATTGAAGCAGATATTGCAGTTGGGTTAAGGATAATTAATCCTTGGTCTGGATAAAACTTACCAAATCCTTGTCCATTTGAAGCAGTAGTAGAAGAGATAGTTGCAGCAGAATCAGTTCCTAAATTAAGAGAACCACTCACTACATCAAATACTCTACCCGCTTTTCCAACTTTATCCGAAAATTTCTTTCCACTATTATCTATAAGAGTTGTAACAAATGGTGCATGTGAACCACTAAGTTTCAATGACCAGTTACCTGCATCCATAGATTCTTTGTATCTTGCTCTTGCAACGTTAACTACATAGATATCTGGAATATCTACTGAATCAGTACCATCTGAACCTAATACTGTAAATAAAGTATCTGTTTGGTCAAGTAGTACACTTCTATATTGATTGTAAGTAGCTTTTGAAGGTAATGTTGCATCATCACTATTTGCCAATGAAATCGAACCACTTCCACTTACGTGTCCATATGCCACTGCGAACTGTACTGAAGATGTTGCCGTTGAATTGTGTATATTGTAATAGTAATCACCACTTGTTGCAGTTGTTTGAGCTGAAGCAGTATAGAATGATGTTAAAGAACCAGTATCACCAGTCCAAAGACCAGTAGTTACAACTTCTATTTTACCTGATACTGTATCGAACTCTCCAAACTTTTTGAAGATTCCATTATTAATGTTCCCACCTGCAGATGTGATTTTATCACCACCTTGCAGATATTGGTTTAAAATATTAACTAACTGTTCAGATGCAACTGCACCACCAGATTGGTTCAAATAATTTTGAATAGCTGATGTTAGATTTCTTCCGTCTTGTCCTGTTACTTGTGGCATATCTTATATTTTTCCTTTTTAAGCTACATATGTTACTGTTACTGGTATCGTTTGTGAACCCCCGGTCTCGTTACCATAAACTGTAATCGTTGTTTGTATTGTTGATGTTAGGTTAGGGTTAGGAATAAACTTAAATACTCTACCTGTAACAACTGCTGCTGTAGTAGTTACTTCATCTCCTAAGAATACTGGTGATGTACCAGCTGCTGTTGTTGTACCACTTCCGATGATACTACCAGCCTCTTTATTTGCCAATACAACAGTATATCCTGCAGTAGTGTTACCACTTGGTGAAGTAGTTGGTGTTAATGCAACTTCTCCCTCATCTTGTGAAACCGAAATGTTCGGTACACCAAATGATACCTTTGGAATACGAGTTGTATTCTTTGGTAACGTTACCAATTTATATCTCATTACTTGTGTTTCATCTGGTGAAGCCTCAAGTACTGGTATTGCTTTAATTGCTGCATCATAAAATGCTGAACCCTTTGGATGAGCTGGTTCGTATAAACCATAATCAATCTCATCATCAGCCAATGCAAATTGTGTGATGTTTAATCCTTGACCGGCAGCTAATTTCTCTCTACCCTTCTTCGTTAGGATTGCATCTACTGTTATCGAAGTATTGTCTAAATAAGCCATAGTTTGTTTTTCCTTTTACCTTTCAGTATATAAATATAACATTTTTCAAAAATAAATATTATTCAACTTCTAAAATCGGTTCTCCACTTCCTCTACCACTATCTGAAACCTTTAAAGTGTTAGGATTAGTTACAAATGTTTCAAACGCAGGACCACCATCAATTGTAGTTGCCTGAGATTGTTTACATCCATTAAAGAATGAATTTTCTAATCCAGTCGAAGTATCCTTAGTATAAATATAATGTGAACGAAGATTTCCATCAACTGGTTCTACCGCCACTATATTTCCAGCTACACTTGGAGCCGAACCTGATATAGATACATATGTTAATTTTTTCTTTTGAGTAGTTACACTTGTGTTTGTGTATCCACTTGTTTGGTCAGAACTATTATTTAGTATTGGGAATGTATCAGTTACGTTCTCAGTTACTAGATAATACTTTCTTCTTTCTTTATCTCTACCATTCGGTGTTTTGAATGTTACAATTGCGTGTCCATTTTTGGCAGTTATACCAAATCCCTCATTGTAGTAATCACCATTTTCTTCAGAAGGAATTGTTTGGAATGAATCTCTTAGGTACACTCCAACTGCAGATGAAGTTAGTGGTGATGGGATACTAAATATAATTGAACCATCATTATTATTGTTTGAAACAATATTAGTTGAAACTAATGTTGCCGAGTTAGAACCTGTTACAATACCATCTATATTTACAAACGAACCACTTATTGGAGTTACAAATTCATAATCCATAGTAGTATTATATGTTGCATAACTACCACTTAAGTTGTCAACAAATTCATGACTCATGGTAGTTTCGTATAATCCATGTAATCCACTTAAATCAGGTGATAATTCTGATGCAGTTAAGAATCCTTCAATTTTTTCTGATGTAGATGATATCTCTATTACTGAATTTTTAGATATATCTTCAACACCTACTAACTCTTCAAATACAATTCCACTTGGACGTTTATTTTGTTTTTTGTTTCTTTCTAGTAAATGAGGTTCAATTAATAGACCAGTAGTTGCCTTTGCTCTACCAGGCACTGAACTTTGAATAGTATCAAATAATGTACTATCTATATATTTTATTAGATTATAAAATCCATCATAGTTTATTGTATATTTACTAAAGAAACTTCTTCTAAAGTTTTTTAAATCAGTATATTCTTCATCATAGTATGCACAAGGGTCTCCAATGAAATTATCTATTTTAAATGTACCACCCAATGCTTTTGTTATATCTCTATTGATATTATTAGTAGGAGATATAAACAGACCCAATCTATTTGAATCAGTTGAGTTTTCTTTTAGTCCTGATTTTGTTGCTCTTGCTTTTGGTGATAGTTCTGATTTTAAGGTTTGTGATTTTATTGATATTTTATCAGCTGATGCAAGACCTGTACTTGGAACTACTCTTGTTCTTTCAGTAACCAAACGATTAAATGCACCATATGGATATGATGATGATGTTGTAAATCCACTCATGGATACAAATGTTTCACCATATAAATCTACGTTTGGTGCTGTGTTTCTATATGAACCACTATCTGCAAATGAAGAAGATGTTGCCAAATTCTTAGCCTCTTCAAAATCTAATCTTACAAATAATTCTTCAGTAGATGAACTAATCGAGTTACCATTGTACATATCAGGTGCCAATACATGCTCATCAAATATTGATTCTGATAATGCAGTTTTCCAAAGTTTTACATTATCAATTGAACCACTAAATCCACCAAATACTAATTCAGAACCACTATTCCAACCAGATTCATTTATAGCAATTTCTAATGAAGCAGATACTTGTGCACGTACTCTTTCTTGGAATGGTTCTTTTACAAATATATCGAATGTTTCATTTGCAGAACCAGAAATAGCAGTTCTTCTAATCATAAATGAATTTATAGTATCATTGAAGAAAGGTATTGTAGAGGTTTGAACAGATTCGGTTACATCACTACCAGTAATGTGGAATTTAAATGTTGCTAAAGAACCAGTATCTTGTAATAGTTCTAAATAGAACATATCATTTCTGAATATTACACCATCTTGTTTTTCTTCTGTTTGAATAGAAAATTCTATTGTTTGTGGATACGAAGAACCAGTATGCCATGGAATAGTAACTCTACTATTAGAATCCATTCCTAAACTAAATGTTTCAGTTAACTCTGTATATTTAGTTGGTGTGGATACTCTTTGAGGTGGTGGACCACCAAACTCTTGTACTCTTATAATACTATCACTAATACCATATGTAGATAATATAGCTCTTAAACCACGAGATGTACCTTTTGATTTGTATATGTAAGGTAGGTTATTTAATATTCTTCTCCAAATTTGAGATTGTCTTTCCTTACCTGTCATTACAGATTTGGCAGTACCATCTGTTCTAGCAGAATTTTGATTATTATATTGTCCTAGAGCAAACTCCCAAAGAGGTGCAGTATCCATTGTGGATTTTGGTGTATATCCAAATGAACGTAACATTTCTCTAACTAGTTCATCCGATACACCATTGTCTATCTTTTTGTGTTCTAGTTTTCTTGCTCTGTTAATATTTTTTGTATATGCCCAAAGTATATCAAAGTGATGACCAATCATATCTAAGAATAGAATAAAATCAGCGTTTTCTTCATCATCTTTTACGAACTGTGGGATATTGTTTGGTAAGTAGTTTACGTTATAGTAATCATGTCTACTACCACTATATGATGTTACCTCGTACCAATTTATTGCATCACTACTACCAGTACTTAGTAATGTACCATCTGAATTTTTTGGATATGCTAACGAACTTGTACTGTTATATAAGAAATCTTCGAATCCATCAAATCCTGCCTTAACTTCATTTATTTTTCTAACCTGTCTCTGTTTTTCGGCAACAATTGTTAACGAAGTAGATGCGTTATCTGCAGATTCTAATGAAGAAGATACGTTATTAAAGTTTTCAATTGTAGATACTTTGTACCAGAAATTCTTTATTCTTTCTTCTGCAGAACCAAAGTGTGAAAATCTTTCCCATGAAATAACTTGAGATGAACTTTCATATTGAAGTGATTGTGAGTTGTAAGTTACAGCACCACTAACATATTGTATATCTAATTTTTTAGTATCAATACCACTTTGAGATACAAAAGTATTTACTAGTTGTGCATTAGTTTCTGTTCCACTAGCCAACATATCATCAAACAACTCATATCCCATACCAGTTGAGGTATCCAAACTAAAGTTTGGTGCTGCAAGAGGTGGACAGTAATCATTATCAGTTTCTCTAATAACTACTTCATGTAGTTGTGGTTCTGATTGTATTTTTGTAATCCAAACTTGTTGATTAGGTTGAACCGTAGTATCTAATGGTTCATACATTTTAAGAACTAGTGCATCAAAACCAACATCACTCTTTTTAGTGTTTGTAGGTCTTTTTGTTACTGGGTCTATTTCATATTCTCTAAATGTTTCTGTATCAACATTCCAATTAGAAATCACTTCATTATTAGTATCACCAAAGTGAAGTAAGTGAGTTAAATATTTTGAAGTGTACTCATCAAATCCTTTGTAATCTAATTGAGCAGCAAGTGAATCACAGATATCCATGATTACTTTATTTCTATCTAATTTTAAATCACCCTCATCAAATACAATTGTAATTTTTTCTGTTTTACCTACTAATGATTCTTTTGAGTTTCTTCCATAAGGTATTAATAAGAAAGTAAATGTATAAACATCTTTATTCTTTTTAAATTTACCTGAATACTTTACAAGGTCTTTAACATTTAATTTTACCTTATCTACTTTTCCAAATTTACCACCGATTCTAGTACTCTTATCATTTAAGTAAACTTCAACATAATCGGTAAATACTGATTGGTATGAGAATTCAAATGGTACATCTAATCCTACGAAATCTGCACCTTGTATTTTTTTAGGATATCTAATATCTCTAATATCAGGATAATAACCAACTTCTTGATTGATTACATTAATGATAACTTGTTTTTCTGGCCCTCTTTGTCCTTGTGGTCCATATGGACAGAAGTTTACAATATATCTTCCTAATCCTTTATTGAAATAATCTTTTCTTAATCTAAACTCTCCATTACTAGGATTGTCTCTAAAATCTCTGTCTGGAAATTTAATATTAACATAACTAGTATCCTTGTTAGATGTATATGGTATCATTACACTATCTGATGATAGTAAATTATATTCAATAGTATCAACAGTTGGATATACTTGTGGGTCTTTTGATTCCTCTGTTTTTCTACTTACATCAAACTCCCACTCATACACAGTTCCATCTCCAGATAATGCAACCCAATTATTTAAATCAGATAATTTTCTAAGTATTCCACCACCTGGTGCAACTTGTGCCCATTCAGTAAATTTAAATCCAGGCTTTGGAATTACTTTTACCCAATAATCATCTGTTATTCCAAGTGTTGCTAATTTTTCTGCAGTTAAAATAAATCCATTAACAAATGATAATCTTTTAACCTTTGTACCATTTTTTGGGTCAATTTCTATATCACCAATATGTACGTTTTGTGGCATGTTTGCCGATATCTCTAACACAGGTGGATTTGGTAGTGGTGGGTCATCAACTTGTCTTACAAAGTTAAATACAGCAGTGTATTTAGTACCATTCTTAGGTACTAGTTTATTACCCTTTCCAACTTCATATATTTTTGATTCTATTAATCTAGTTCCATTTGAATAAAGATTAACTTCAAAATCACCATCCTTGTAAACATATCTTACTTGATATTCTTCAATTGCTTTTTTACCATTACTATCTTCACCAATAAGACCTAATAAAATTCTTTCTCTTGTTGCCGATTTTTCTAATACAACTTCTGCAGTAGGGTCTAAACTTCTATATCCAAATGTTCCACTTAATGTAGGAACTCCACTTGCAGTAACTTTACCTGTCTTTGTAGCGTTATTACCTGCCTTATAAAAGAATGCAATATCAGCTGTAAATGATGTTGGGTCAGGTACAATTACAGCAGAACCTTGTGAGATATTAATACTTTGAGTTATACCTTCCAAGTTTTTAATTGTTATTCTACCACTTCGTGATTTACCTGTAGCATTTGGTGATACAGTAAATGTATTTCTTCCAATTCTTTCATTTGCATATGTTATCCAACTTGGTTTAGATATTACTTGAATACCACTACTAGATGCAATATCAAAGACATGTACACTACTTGCTGGTGGTACAGCAAAACCATTTGGTGCAACAGTTAAATAAGGTGTTGGTGGAGTAATCTTTGTATAATCAAATGCAACGTTAAAAGCAAAGTGACTTGAATTACCACCTTTTACAGAATCGTTTACTGTGTTACTTTCTACTACCGAACCATTTTTTAACAAGTTAAAAGTATGTTTACCATTTGCCGATCGTCTCTGTATAGTATATGTAGAACTTGAGGTTTGTGTACCTACTGCACCGGTGATTGTTGCAACAGTAACAGTTTCTCTTACATCTCTTGGTATTGTTAATCTTGGACTAGTTACCGAACTTGGAACTGAACCATTGAGTGATGACATCGATGATACTGCAGTTCCCTTTGCACTTGGGTGATTTAATCCTTTTCTATAATTTAATGTAAATGTTACAAAATGTGGTTGTGGTGGTTTTACTTCACATTCTCTAACCAATACTGGTTCTAATTTTACTTGTGAATTAATTCCATCATTATTAATTAATATTGCTGCTCCATTAGGGTCCCAATACCATCTATTACCACCACGAAATACTCTCGTTACAGTTCTATCACCAAAGTATCTTGGTGCCATAAAGTTATCACCATAATCTTGTGGTAAAAATACCCCAACTGGTCTTGTTGTGGTTTTTCCTGCATATGCAGCACATGCATCAGCATATGGTCCATAAATAGTAAATTGAACTACTGAACTTCCACCTCTACCACCACCGCTTTGGCCACCACCACCTTCACCATCATCAAATCTAAAGTTACCACCACCAACTGCATCTAACATTATATTACCTCTAGCACCAGCTGGAGAAAGTCCTGTAACCTGTCCTTGTGTTTGTACACCAGATTGAACTACCTCACTACTCTGTGCTCTTCCAATATTATTTATTGGATTACTTTGAATAATAGTTTGCGATGCAGCATCACCCAAATCTGGTTCTGGTGTAGGAGTAGGTGATGGTTGAATTCTTGGAATACTTCCTACATTTAATTGACCTGTTTGATTATTTTGATTTGATAATTGTCCAACATTTGGTCCACCTGTAAATGAAGTAGCAGCAATAGGTTGTCCATAGTTACTAACTGTTGCACTTGATTGTGTCGGTGGAGTATTACTTGTTGTTCTAGTTGTACTCGTTGTAGTTGTTGTTGTTCCTCTAGTACTTTGTCTTGTTGTTGTAGTTGTAGTACTATTAGATATTGGAGTTGTATTACCACCACCAATATTAAATGGTATTAATGGAAAATTATAATTAGCTGATGCTCCTACACTTTGACCACGAGGTTGCGTACCATAAGACCTTGCCAATGAATAGTTATCAGCAGCTCCGGTTGGTTTTTCAAAAAAATCTCTTTCCTCAGGTCCGAACATAATTAAAATAGTTTACTACTCCCTAAATAATTAGTAAATTTACTTGCACCAGCATCACCTGTTGGGCCAGGTGCTCCTATGTTAGATAAATTACTTAAATCAATACTTGCCAAATTACCAAAATTAAAATTCATATTTGAAAAATCAAATTTAAAATCAGTAGGAATTATAGGTTCAAATGGTGGAATCTCTATGGGTGCCTGGTCTAGTTGCAACTCTGCAGTTGGTTCAAGTGCACTTTCCATTGGAAAATCATACAATGGTAATCCAAACTCATTTCCTGGTCCTACCGAATCTATTATATCTTTAACTGGCGTATCTAGGAAGATGTTATCATTTGGTATCGGTCTAGGTTGTGGGTCTGGAAAGAAATCTGGAACTGGTAAATCTAATACCACATCATCACCAAAATCTCTAATCTTTTCTCTTACCAAATCTTGTTTGACGTAAACCACCTTACTATCTCCCTCATCGTTTGTAAATGTTATTTTTAATCTCCTAAATGCCATATTATATAAATATTTTATAGTACATTAAATTGTTGTTGTGGGCCATACAAATCTCGTGGTCTATAACCACCACCACCATCTCTATAACCAGAGTCGAACAATCCTTCATCATCTTCTACAAATCTGCTTCCGCCTCCGCCTCCGCCTCCTCTATTTGGTCCAATAGTAATTCCACCACCACCTCTTGGGTCTATTGGGTCTACATCTCTTGGACGGTCATCGAGTCTATCAATAACTCTTGGCCCTGAGTTACTAACTCTTAATTTAAATGTATTTGTTCCAGCAGGTAATCCTCTTGCAAGTTGTATTGATTTTGCCCATTTATTACCATGTAAACTTTCATCTTGGAATTCAAATGATACAGTTACATTAGAAGTAGAAGTAACTTCAAATTCAACTTCTTGTGCCTCTGGTCCTACACTTCTACCTTGTGCAGGTGATACTGTTAATGAAGATGGTGTATTGGTAATTTCTTCTTCTTCATCTTCTACATCTTCATCTGTGTACTCATCAACTGTATTATCATCATCAGTTTCGCCTTCATATGTTGTATCACTTGTTATAGTATTAATATATTCTCTAATATCTACTGATTCATCAAATGTACTTGTTATAAAGTTATCATCTTGAATATTTCTTTTAGGTAACAATATATCTACAATATCACAAGTTATTCTTAAAATATTTTTTAGTAATTCATTTATATCTAAGAAAATATCATCTTGTTGTTCAGCCGGTAATGGTTTTCCATAATCTGGTGATTTTGGATTATAATCTCTACCTTCTACATAATATCTGATTGACTCTTTTAATTTTATTGTTACTTGATTAATAAACTCTTCAAAATCATTTATTTTAAATTCAGTTTTAATTTGTTCTAAATATTTTTTACCAAACTTACTAACTATTTTTTCAATTGCATTTCTAAATTTTATTGAATCTAGGAAATCATCTATATAATAGATTACATCATCTCTAAATGTTTTTCCTTTTGCAAATCCATCGTATCTTTTAAATAATTCTTCATCAATAGTTCCATCTGCGTTTGTAACTGGTACTAACCTTGCCTCAGTACGCGATGGTGATATTTCATGAATAAACATTTTTTCAGTATTAAATCTACCTACTCTATTGTTTAATAATTGGAATTGTATTTTAAATAATCCTTGATTATATCCTGCCTCTCTAATAAGTTTTTCTATATCAACAAAATATTCTACAACACCATCACCTGAATCTTTTGTTAGAAAATATTCATTTATATTTAATTGGTTTAAAGATATATGACGTGTAAGTTCTCCACTCTCACCTTGAGGTAGTTGGTTATCACTTGCATCATACAGAGTAAATTCAATGAAATCTTCCTTACCAGAACCGAAATTCGATAATCTCTTACCTCTTTCGATAATGGCCCTGTCTTTCTCTAATACTCTGAAAGCTGTTCGTGTGTCAATATTTTTAAAATCCTTTACTGCCATTATTAACTATTTGCTACTTTAAATACCCTCTGTAAGTCATTTTGTAGATTTTTTCCTTCATCTACTTTAAAGTTATTAATCTTCAATCCATTTTTGTCAGTACCATCATCTGATTTATTTTGTACTTTCTTTTGTTTATATGTAAATGCCTTTATCACTAAATTACTATCACCATCTGTAAACTTAATATCATTTGTTTCGCTGAATTTATCACTCCACGGGTCTCTATCCCATTTGAATCCAAATCTAACACTTGTAAAACCTGGTTCGAATGTTCCTGCATCTTCATCTGTTATTCTTGCTGGTATTTTGAAAGATTGTGGTGCCTTCCATCTTGGGTCACTATTGTTAACAGTTATATTTTTTTCTTCGTCTCCAAAGTTTAAGAAAATAACTAATCTATCATTTCTCATCCAAGAATCTGCATCTCTTTTGTTATTTGAATCCCAATAAAGATTTCTACCAGCATTATTATGAGAACTATTCCAAATTCTATCAGTTGGGATATACCAAGCTATTTCACCACTTCTTCCTCTATGCATTTGGTCTGAATTTGCCTCGTAGTAGTTAGAAACCAAATTATCAACATTTTCTTCTTCAAGTTGTTCTTCTGCTATTTCAATAGCTAGTAACGAAGCTTCTAATCTAGCCTTGATTGCTTCAAATCTTGCCTCAAGTGAAACTCTTTCAACGGCTTCTTGAGCAGAACGTTCAATTGCCTTTTGTAGTTCAATTACTGTTTCTCTAAATTGGTCAGATAATGCTATATATAAATTTTCAAGTTCTGCCAATGCAGTTTCTGCTGCTATTCTTAACTCTCTTTCGTTATCTCTCTGTGATGTTACTTGTGCCAGTTCAGCTTGTAAATTCTGTACATCTGTTTCTAGCTCCTCTATTGTTTCATATGCCTCTGCAAGTTCAAGTGATTGAGATTCGTATAAACTTCTTAATACTACATCAGGTAAATCTTTTCTGTTAGATACGAGTTCATCAACTTCTATATCTAATGCTTTTTCAATTTCAAGTGGAACGTAGTTTGGTACTTCAAGAAAGGCAACAGATTCCCCATCCTTCTTGTTTGAGGCAAGATGGATTTGTCTAGTATTCTCTTGTGAGTACTTGACCGTTTGTGAACTATTCTTTTCAAGAAGTTCTTTTGCTCTTTCTTTATCTCCTAATGCCATTATTTAACCACTTCAAACGTTATATCATCATCAAAATATTCAACAGTACCATTTCTTTCTATTTTAAATTCAACCTTATATTCTCTATTAATTTCAAAGTTTGTAAGATTTAGTTTAAAATAATTACCATTTGCACTACATGATATTTTTGAATAATCACCAAATGGTATAATAGTATCGTTACTGTTTAAATCAGATATTTGATAATATGACGAAGTTGGTAAATAATTTACATCGTTGTATGCAAAAGTATTTGAGAATGTTCTTGCAGGGTATAATTCCCTACCATGAACTTCAATTTTTGGTGTTGTACCTACCTTATATGATTTTTTTAATCTTTTTGTATTTAACTTAATATCTTCTGTAAGAGTTAGTGCCGATAATGAACCCGTTTCAAACACAGAATCATCCCAACCAATTCTTATTTTAGGTTGATGAATTGTGTGAGTTTCTTTACTAAAGAATTTTAATTGTCCATAATCATTAGTATCCTTTTCAAATGCAGTTGTATGTTTAATTATAAATCCTTCATTAGTAATAGAACCACTAATCCAAGAATCTACTGCCGAAAACACATTCATGTTTACATCTGAACTTTGGTATGAATATGATTGTGTTGCCTCTGAGCCAGTGAACCATGTTCCACCTTTACCATTAAATGAACCGGTTGATTCTGCACTCATATCACCAACTAACCAATTAGAACCACTTGCACGATAGTTCCAAGTAACTCCATCTGTTGTTATATCATCAAATCTTGTTCCGATTCCCATATCCCATGATTGTGAGACTGGATATGCTTCGATTGTATAATCTAATGGTATTTCTGATGATTCACATTCTTTTAGTAAAAGTTCAGCAGAACTCATTGTTACTGCACCATTATCAATAGATGAAGATAATCCACCTAAATCAAACTTTATCAAAGTTCTTGCAGTATCTTTTAGAGAACCATAATAAACTTTAGACACTTCAAGTACTTCATCCAAACCTGTATTTTGTTCTGGTTGTTGTAAGTATAGAGTTGCGTCTTTAGATGCTGTAACAAAATAGTACATTATACAATTCTCCCTTTTATATCTTGATTTGGAAACTTTAATTCAAATACTGAAGGGTCTAATGAAGGATAGATTATATTGTTCCTTGTTGCCTCTTCAAAGTTATATGAACGAGCTGAATAGTTTCCGCCACATTTGTTAACAAAATTTAATTTTGAAATAGAAACAACTCCTTCAATATTTGCAAGAATTAATTCTACTTCGTTTATGTTTATGGTATCATTAAATGTCCAATTATCTATATTAAAATAATCTTGTAACGCAAGATTACAGTTTGTTAGAATTTCTCTTCTGTTATACCCTGTCAGAGCAGTTACATCGAACTCTATTGCAAAGTTGATAATATATCCATCTACGATGTTAATACCATCTGTAATCATCTTATAATTGTTTAGATACCTTTTTAAGTTTTCTTTTACTGCAGAGTTTAATGATATTAAGTTTTTACTAGAATTATATCCTAAAGTATAAATGTTTATACTAAATGGATTTGATTTATCATTTGCTCTGTTTTTCTTTCCTGCTAAGAATTCATCAACATTTCTTTTGATATCACTTCTTTGTAGTGTTTTATTTTTTTCAACTAAATCAACAAACTCTTCTGCTTGTTCTGGAGAAGCCAAAACAGAAGATGGTGAGTTTGCGTCAAGTTTATTATCTTGTATTACAAACGCTTTTGCAACAGAACCAAACTTTGCCGGCATTGCCAAACTTCTAACTTGATAATCTTGTGCGGTTACTGCTCTGTTCTGAGCTCCAAAATATGCTAATGCATTTTCTTTTATTTCATTGATTGTTTCTGCACCTCTACCACCAGTTGCAGGAACTTCGTTTTCACACGCAACTGAATTTACAACTGTACTATATAATCTTTGTTCTGCTTCAGAAAAAGATGCAGTATCATTATCGTATTCTATTGCTGTTATTTGTTTTATATCGCCCTTCTTTACATTTGATTGAATACCACCACCAACAAAATATTTTACTGTTACAGTTGTGTTTGTAGGTGATTGACCATATGATTTTGTTTTCAAGAAGTTTGCAGGGTCATAATATTCATTTAATCTATCATTAGAACCAGCCAATCCTAAACCTACATTATCAAAGTTTGGTATAAGTAGTTCATCACTTACATTTGCATCACCTGAACCAAATTGTATTGTGGTTGTGAAATCTTCATTGATTACTGTTGTAAATCTTCTAGGTGTTCTTAATGTTTTTAATATTGATGGTACATCTTCTCTAAACTGAAATAAATCAGGTTCATTTGCTGCTGTATTTGGATAATCTATATAAACAAGTTCTTGTCCAAGATAAGGTACTTCATAATATTTGTTTGAGTTAGCATCTCTAACATCATAAATCGATATTACATTAGTATCACCTAAATCAATCTTTGCAAAATCTGAATTTGGTCCGAACTGAACATCTACTTCTTTTAGTTCTGCAGACATTGCCTTTACCTTTTTCTTTACTAAGTAAAACTCGGGGTCATTCGTACTAGTGTTTCTTGAGAATACTGTTATTTCTCTGTCTTGAGATTCATTGAAATCAAGTAAATCTTGTGTTACAAAAGGAACACCACCGATAGATGTTGCAACCATACCTTCTTTTACTCTAAGATAAAATTGTGAATCTGGTTCATAATCATTAGTTGTTCCTGATTTATATTTTGAAGGTACTAATTGATATACAGATAATTCAGTTATTGCAGGAGAAGTTACCTTAGTTTTATATCCAAGATATTTTGCAAGTGCCAATACATTTCTTTTATCTTCTGCATATGGCATTAATGATTCTTTTAATGTATCATCTATATAATATCCAAGAACATCTCCAATGTAAGATGCCATTTCTATAAACATCATACCAGGTGATGATTCGTTAAAATCTGCGTGTGTTTTTGGAAAATATGTTTTTGCAAACTCTATTAGATTATTTCTAAAAGACGAAAAATCTTTGTTAAGGTATTTTAAACTTTTACCTTTATCTTTAAAGTTTGAATTTACTGAATTATTTATTGCCATTTTATGTACCCAATGTAAATGTTACTGATTGTAAATCTAATGTTTCACCAACTTTAAACTTAATATCAACACCTACTTTATTTCTGTCTTTATTACTATCCGATATATCAATAAATATATCTTCAATTGTTATATAAGGTAACCATTGAGAAACTGATTCTGTTATTGTATCAGCAACTCTTGTTTCAAATGTTTCATCTATTGGTTCAAATAGTAGAGATTGTAATCCACTTCCAAAGTTTGGTTGTAATACTCTTTCTCCTTTTTTTGTTAACAATAGATTTTTTAAATTACTCTTGGCCTGGTTAAATGTATTAAAGTTTTGTTCAAAGAAACCACCATCACCATTTTTTAATGGTAATGATAATCCTACTGCATAATCGTTAAATTCTTCAGTATCAATTACTACCTTCTTTGAAATCTCGTAAGCCATTTATTATTCCTGTCCAGGTCTCCAATGTTTTTTCTTGTTAAATGCTTTTACTAAAGCACTGTTATCTCTATTTAATACTCTATCTAATCCTGCCAATCCTGTCTGAACTCCTAACCCTTGTGGTTTTGAAGCACCTCCAACCATACTACCATATCCCATTTTCTGTGCCATGGTTTGTTGTAAGTTAGGAGCCATTCCACCACCTGCAGGTACATCTTGTGTTCCAAAGGTCATTGTTTTGTCCATTTGATTAAATGGTTGTGTATTTTGTAATACTTCATTTATTGCTGGATTTTTAGAATAAACTTTTCCATCTTGTTTTCTATCTTCTTCCAATACTGCGTTTGCAAGAGAAAAGGGGTCAACTTCATTTTGAACTTGACTTGGTTTTGATTCATTAAAGCGTTTCATCTCTTCTTTAAGAATCTTAGGGAAAGTTTTAGTAAGAAACGTTTCTTGTTGTTTTGCAACTTCTGCCTCTACTAATGCCTTTACCAATTTAGCTATTTTCTTCGCTTCCATATTAATTAAAAGTTTGTTTCTTTATATAAATATTAATTCTTTATTTTTTGATTATTATTGGGGGATTGTATATCCTACCCATTGTATTATACCAGGGCCTGGAATTGGAGTTGGTGCGGTTGGATATAGTGAATTTGTTATTATTAATCCTTGTACTGTTGTTAAATGATTTATTATTGCCAAAGATAATATATCTACAAAATTACTAATTGAATCTGTTGGTGGTAATGGAAATGCAGTTGACCATACTCCTGGACTAACTATTAAATGTGATACACTTGCTATATTTTGCATTGTACCTGGAGCCGGTATTACTGGTACTGGAAATAAAGCACCTTGAGATGGCATCCAATAAGTTATAAATGCAGGGCCCCACTCTTGAATATTTAGAACTCCACTCTTTTTGTACATATTACCTTTTAAGTAAAACTTCAATATGGTTTCCATACCTTCAGTATTTCCTTTTTGTAATGGTACTGAATTAAGTGTATCAAATCCTCTTTTTACTGCCCCATCATATTCTCTTGTTAATGTTTTTGCAAAATCATCAATGCTTTCCGGCTCAGTACTCATATATCTTATGAGATTTGATTTGAACGTACTTAGTGACATTAGTTTGTGTAGTTATTTGGTGATAAGATATCTTTTAACTTACTCTTGATTGAGTTATATTTTGGTGCATTTACAGGTGGACCAGATGGACCTGCAGGAGTTGGATGTGTTTCACTTGCTAGTTCTGTAAGTAATTCACTCAATAAATCTACTAATGCATTTCCTCGTACAAGTTGTTCTTCAGATTCATCTCCTATATTAATCCTACCTTGTCCAGCAAGAATACTGAAATCGTTATCAGTAGTTGTGATGTTTATATTATCACCCGTTGTAATATCAATACCACCTTTGTTATCGATAGACATGTAACCATCAGATATAAATCCATAGTTTCCTCTTGAATAAAAAATCATTTCAGCAGATTTTGCTGAGAATATTAATCTTCCACTACTAATTAAAACTTGGTCACCTTTTAGTTTATCCGCACTTGGATAATCTTTAAAGGTATCTGGTTTTGTTTCGAAATCGGAATTACCCTTATCATCAACTACACCTGGTACAAATGGTATCTGAAAATCTCTTGAACTTAATACGATACTTGAACCATCTCTATTCACATCTTCTTTAGTAGTACCACCGATTTTTTGTGATTGGAATTCACCTTGAGATTCTCTTGATGGGTCAGATTCTCTATTTCTTATAATAATAGTTGGTGAGAATTTATTATCATCATTGTTGTATCCACTAAATCTTATTGATTGTCCAAATCTTGATTCAATTAAAGTATCACCTTCAAATAATTTTAATTTATGTATCTTAGGGTCTGCTTCAAAATAATCTCCGTATTGACCTTTGTTAGATGCCCCACCACCTTGTGGTTGTGCAATACCAGTTGATGCGTTATTACCATATGAAGTACTGTTTGCTGATGAATCTGCGTTACCAAATATTTCTTTGTATGATTCTAATCCATCATTTGATATGTTTGGATTACCACTGGTTGATATTCTTGTGTAAAACTTTTTACCACCAACTCTAACTATTTGTACTTCTTCACCTAAGATTGGTAATGTTTTTATAGTATCATCTAGTGCATATATAATTGGTAATTCATCATCTTGTACTTCTGAGTTTGATAATGTTCTTACTCTTACTCCACCAATTTTACCAGTATGAATATTAGATGATTCAATTCCATCAACAGCACCTACTTCTTTAAAGACGGGTAGTGATTTATTTTCTTCATCTAAAATAACATCGATTACAATACCAACTTCATTTTGTGAGTTTTTAAAGCTTCGTTGTTTTGATGTTTGTACATTATTATCACCAAATCTAAACATTCTTTCCTACCTTTTGTTTTAGTTCTTCAACTTCGTTAGTTAGTTCATCAACCTTTGAATCGTGTTCATCTGAAACTTCTGCAATAGTATCTTCAAGTTGTGATAGTAATTGTTCTTTTTCTTTATCAGTAAGGAAACCAGTATCTCCTTCTACTTTATCTTTTGAGGCAATCATTCTTTGTGCAATTGCTGCCATCTTAATTAGTGATTCATCGTTTCTTACTGAAGTATCAACTAAATCTTTTATGATTGGACCTATTACTGCCATATCACCAGAGTGTCTAATTACCTTTTTCATTTCAGCAATTAATTCTGATATTCTTTGTTTCTTGTTTTGTTGATTATCATAGATATCTTTAAACAATCCACTTAAATCTTTACCTGGAAATAATTCAAAATGTGTACTCATAATTTTATATATTATCTCTTATATAAATATGGTAAATGAAAAAACCTCACTTTTTAGGGTGAGGCTTAATCTTTAACGCGTTATGGAATCAATCTGTATTACTACTTCTTGATTATATGATAAAGTACAAATGCACCAACCAGTCCTAACAGACCTTCAGCACTCAGACCTCCTAAAATGCCCATTACGTTATCAACTACTGATACCTCTGGCCAAAATGGGATTTCTGCACCTTTGAATAATACTTCAAGTACAACTCCTAAGGCGATTATACTAATACCAATTTTTGTTAGTTCATCAGCCCAAGAGCCGATTTTCTTCAAAAAATCCATATTGTTCTCCTTTGTTTTAAATTAGAAAAATAACTTTCTCATGTTACAAAACGTCGGACATGTCAATAATAAGTAGGGTATATATTAAATAAAAACTATGTTTTATAATTTCACACCAATTGTGTAAACTATATCAGGTGTCAATAAGAAAACCCAACCTTACGGGGTTGGGTTTATCTACTAATCACTTTGAATTACGATTAGTCATTTAGAGCCACAATCGCCTTCAATCTTTTGATTTCAGCCTTCATTTGTTCGTACTCTATCTGTTCATAAGTATAACGAGGTTGTCCTTTAGGTTTAATCCAAACTAACTTTCCTTTGTTATACAACGCCTTTGTTCCTACATCATCACTCCAATAAGAATGAACTAATAATTTTCCATCTTCTGTTCCGATGTATGTTCCTTTTTGGTGTATAGAACCATCTTCGTTGAATGCTCTATACTCGTAAAGATTGTTGTCTATCTGTGTAATAACTTTGGATTCTTGTCCGAAGAGAGGAAATGTACACAGAGAAAATAATAGGATAGCTATCATTTGAACAATCCTTACTTTGAATAATTGTTCTTTCATAATTTCTCCTTTAGTATAAATATACCAATGTTAAGAAATTGTAAAGAAATTGTTAAATAATCTTTTTAGTTAAAAACAAATTACCTAATATTAAATAATCCATATCACACTTCATAAACGTATCAATTGCCTCTTCAGAGTTTCTAACCATAGTTTGGTCTTTAAGGTTAAATGATGTGTTTAGTAACATAGAATATCCAGTCAATTTTTTATATTCCATTAGCAATCTATGAACTCTTGGGTTTGTTGATTCTAAAAGTGTCTGTACTCTCGCAGAACCATCGGTATGAGTTATCGCTGGTAACTTTTCTTGGTGTTCTTGTTTTACTTTAATTATCTGATTCATATATGGAATGAAGTATGGTGGTTCAAAGTATTTTCCTCTATCGTTAAATGCAACAATAGGGGCAAATGGTCTGAAACCTTCTCTTTTCTTTACAACCATATTCACTCTCTTTTTCATTTGTGGGTCTCTTGGGTCTGCAAAGATAGAACGATTTCCTAATGCCCTTGCTCCAAATTCTAGTTTACCTTGAACCCATCCAATAATATTTCCTTCAGATATTAATTTAGAAACTTTTCTAAATAATTTACTATCAGGTATTACTTCCCAATGAATACGTTCTTCATTTTGTTTACATATTTCTATAAAATCTTGATTATCTTCTTGGGGGCCTAAGTATGGTGATTCGTTTCTTATTCTTTTTTTGTTTGTTCTATTATAATAATATGCAAGTATTGCACCAATTGCAGAACCAGCATCAGATGGAGCGGGTGGAATCCATACGTTTTTAAATCTAGTGTTTTCTAAAATTTTTCCATTTGCAGTTCCATTGTATGCACATCCACCACTTAAACATAAATTTACAGTTTTTGATTCTTCATACAATCTATTTAATAATCTAAAAAATAAAAACTCATATGTGTGCTGCAATGCTGCTGCTATATTTTTATGAATATCATTAAGGGGTTCTTCTGGTAATCTGTTTGGTATTCCTAGTAACTCTGATAGTTTGTGATTAAACATAACTTCATCTGAATACTCATATGTAAAATAATCCATGTTTAATCTAAATCCGCCATCATCTGTTAGGTGATAAAGTTTTTTAAATTTATTTTCATGAAACAAATGAGTACCATAAGGAGCTAATCCCATTACCTTATATTCACCTTCGTTTGGTTTAAATCCTAAGAAAGCTGTTATTGTAGAATATAACATACCAAGTGAATGTGGAAATGTTATATTATCTATTGGTATATTTGTGTTACCATTGTAAACTGATAAAGTTGTTGTTTCATACTCACCTACACCATCAACAGTTAAAACTGCAGAGTTATCAAATGTTGATGTAAAATATGTGTATGCTTTATGAGATAAATGATGGTCACCATATACAATTTTTACGTTTGGATGAATCTCGGTTCTAAATAAGTTATCTAGGCTACTACTAGAAAAATAGGTCTTGAATAAAGTTTTTGTATTAGATATTGGGTTCTTAAAAAATGTTCTCTTTGCTACATTTATAATTCTTGATTTTTTAGTATGAGGATTTTCATAATAACAAATTGTATCTATATCTGTTCTTTTTATGTTTTCAGTTTTTAATATCCATTCAATAGATTTTTTTGGAAATGAATTATCATGTTTAATACCACTAAAACGTTCTTCTTCTACTGCATGTAAAACTACACCATCTTTAAATAGTGCTGCAGCAGAATCATGATAACCAAATGATAATCCTAATATGTATTTATCCTTGCCAGAACTCATCATTATCTATTGTAAACTCCCCTACTTCTAAATATTCATTTAGTATTTTCTTCTGATGTTGTTTCATTACATTTACAACCTTAGTAATATAATGTGTTTTAACATCTGTCATTTCTCTAATTAAAAGGTATAAATGTTTTTTATTAAAGTTTTCTATATGTTCTGCTCTTCTAAATAACTCTAAAACAGCATCTGCAATTTGAATATCTCTTTTCTTCGTAAATACTTTACTTAAGTTTTTATCCCAATACTCTAACATCAACTTTTTAAATTGTTTCATTTCAGAATTTTCTTGTTGATGATAAAAATCATTCTCCGGATTCCATGTTGGAGGCATTGTGGAGATTAATGCATTCTGTTTCCATCTTTTGTAGTTACCATTGTTCTTTAAAATCAAATGGTTCTTTGCAATAATAGTAAAGTAAGAAAAGGCTCTACCTCTACCTTCTTTAAACATATGCATTTTTTCTACCATTGTAGAAACTACTTCTGTTTGAATATCTTTCTTTGGTACATCAAAGTAAGTAAACTTAAATGTATTTAAAACATTCTCTGCTAGTTTTTCGAAAGGATATTTAATTCGTGTTTTATAAATTTCGTTTCTAACTGCAGGGTCTTTACAATTGTTGTATTCGATAATTGCTTCTTGAGCAGGTGTACCAAAATACATTTTGGATTTTTTTCTTCTTTTTCTTGGCATATTATAATGATTTATTTAGTTCTTCCATAATAGACTTTAGTTCTGTAAAAGCAGAACCAACTTCGTCATCTGATTCAAAAGAACCTCTAATGTCAGCATCCTGCATTCTATTATACGCTTTTTCTACTTTAGTTCTGATTGTATCTGAGGTTGTTAACTCCTCTTCGATATAATCTTGATATTGTTCATTTTGTCTGTTTAGATTTCGTGTTCCTATTAATAAGAATACGTTTAGGAGTACAGACCCTCCTAGAGCAATTATTGTGTATAATTCCATAACCTTAATTTAATTTAATATCGTACCCACTAAATTTATCCATGTACGATGTGATTTTTGTTCCGAATCCATCTTTAAATACTTTTCCATTTTTAAAGTATCTTTTAACAGACCCCTGTCCCCCAAGATGAGCTGCTGCTAATATACCACTCTCTGAAATATACATTCCATTAATTGTTTGTCCATCAAACACATCAATATATTTTTGTAATTTTTCTTTGTTGTGTAGTAATAAAGCCATCATTGCCTCTTCTTGTAATTGTGGGTTATTTAAGAATTCTTGTTTTGTTACTTTGAATCCTAATCCTTTTAGGGTTGTTTTACCAAATTGATATTTTCCCATATAACCCCACTTGTTTGTGATATCATATCTGTTACCACTTTCTCTGAATCCTATATCATCTAAGAATCTATTAAGTTCATCCTCATGATATTGTTTGATTCGTTCTTCTTCGAGTCTTTGTAGTTCTAACTCTCTGAGTCTTTCTTCTTCTAATCTCTCTACTAGTGATTTAGAATCTTGTTTTGGTATTGCTGAATCTATCATACCAAATGATAGTAACGCCACTACCAATGTAAAAATAATTTGTTTTCTCATACGGTCTCCCTTTTGATTAAACTATAGCTAATATAAAACTTTTTTTTGAAAGCTCCAAGGCATTTTTCAATTATTTATGCAACAATTGGTCGATGTATGTAAATATCATCGAAAAAAGTTTTACAGAATTTCGGCACCTTTAGCTAGTAATGGTTCTGCTTTTTTGTATTTCATGAACTCTGTTGTACCGTCTGATAGTTGTACCATCACTCTTTCGTTTCTTCCATACTTTTTTGTACTTCTGATGGTTCTATCATATTTTCTTATTTCATCTGTAATTAATATTCCATCTAAATGGTCAATCTCGTGTTGGGCAACAACACATTCTAATAATCCTTCATCACCAAAATAATTGTGTCCTTCTGTACCTATCTTCTTTGGTTCATCTGGCCCAAATTCAATTGTTCCTAAATTATCTGTTTCAACAGTTATACTTTGAGAACGTACTGTATAACGAGGTTTAGTCATCGTTTTAGGAAGAGATAAACATGATTCAATATAAACTACCGCATCTTCATTTCGGTTCGTTATACGAGGATTAACAAGTACTAGTGGTTCTTTTACTTTAATAACACATACTCGTTTATCTACTCCTATTTGGTTTGCAGATAATCCAAATCCATCTTTTTTACTTAATGCAGTCAGCAATGCTGCTGCAATAACATCTTGTTCATCTTTGTTTTTTGGTAAATCTGTGACTGGGTTTTTCAGTTGATTTACATCTGTAACTATATTTGTCATTCGAATAAATTTAATTGTGATTTATCTTTTACTAATTTTCTTTCTGATATATCAGAACCAAATGGTCTTTCATAAATAGTTTCACCACCATCCGGTGATTCATAGATTGTACCATCCCATTTATCAAGTTGGTTAATCTTATCTATTCTATCCCAATATATCTCTCTAACTTTTTTCCCTAATTCCATATCATTAGGTGTACTTTCTACTAAAGGTTTAATGTTTACTTGCATATTTTCATTCCGCTATATTTAAATATTTTTCTAATAACCATGATGAAGATTGTACTTTATCACCCAATCCCCATACTGAATCTATTCCATAACTATTACAAACATCATTTTCTGGTGTGGTTGTTTCTGTTCTATCACCACCATTACCAAATGCCATTACACCTTTTGGTAAATCACCATTTTCGTTTATATATTTTCTTCTTGCATGGTCGATGAAATCAATTGCCGTATCATCTCCATTTATAAGTGGATTCATTACATAAGCATAATCCACATCTTTAAGGTTTTCCATTATGAATTTTCTTTCACCTTCTTTCATAAATTGTTTACCTTTTTTTCTATGTAACCAACTATCGTTGTTCAAGCCTATCCAAACTTCATCTGCTAACTTTTTAGCATTTTGGATACATTCTATGTGGCCTTTATGAACAGGGTCAAATCCACCACTAATTAATATTACTTTATACTTCTTACTCATATCAGTTGTTTTTGTTTTTTAAAATCATTCTTTTTTATATAAAATACTATACAGTAACGTAGTCCATTTGTTACTTCATTTACACCATGTAGTTCATTTGAACGATAAAAATATAAATTACCCTTTTGTATTTTATATGATTGATTTTTATGTATCAACTCACCACCAGTATAATCGTTTGGATTTGTAAGTTGTATGTTTACGTTCCAAATCCAATCATCATGAAATCCATCTGATGTAGAATCTATATGTGGACTGAAGTAATCTCCCTTTTCATATTTTAAAACTCCTACTTCAGAATCTGCATCGATTTCTAAAATTTGTTTTACCTTTTCTTTTATTCTATTGTAGTATAATATATTTTTTCCAAAAAGTTTTCTTTTACATTTTTTTCTTTTAAAATTATAAACTTCCCAATTCTGTGAATCTGATTCTATCCATTCTATTATTTCATCACATTCTATATCTGTAAATAATTTATAATCTTTTATCATATTAAACGTTTTGCCTCGAACTTTTGTTTTGCATAAACTTTTGTTGGATATGATTTATGATGATTTAGTATTCTAACAATATCATCTTCTGTTTTGTTTGTATATAAAGCATTCTCTAACACTCTATAATTATCCCAAATAATTTTTTCATGTTTTCTATAAAGTTGTTCTAATTCATGTTCTCCTTTGTGTGAAAACAAACTTAGTTTCTCAACTTCTTCTAAGTTTTGTAATAATGTATTGTTCCTATAATTTGAAATTCCAAATTCATTAAGATAAGAAAAATTTAATCCCCACTCATCTTCCATTATTTTATAGTTATCTCCAGGTACTACACTAAATACTAAACAACCACAAAGTATTGGTAATAAAGTTTTTTCAGATACATGATTTAAAAGAGGTTTACCACTATGACCAGATATTTCTGTTTCACATACAATATTAAATTTTGAATTTTTATAAACTGTAATTACAGAATCAAATACAGTAGCACCCACCTCTAATAAATGTTTATTCTGTTCAGTCTTTTCTATTGGATAATAATCTTCAATAGATTGTTCTCTTATAGATTTTATTCTTTCTATATTTTTTAAAGGTACTTGTGCCAGAGATTGAATATCTTCATAATCTTTTGATACGCCTCGTAATGTAACTAAACTATCATTGTGAACTTTGTGTGTTAAAAATCTATCAATTGTTGCAATTCTTAATGGAGTTATTTTGTTTACTAGTAAACTAAAGCTATGTCTCCTATTCCATGATTGAGTAAGTGCCCATGGATTCTTAAAATAAGAACTTAAAGGAACTGCTGAGTTTGGTTCATCAATAGGGTCATTTTGGTATGTTTTTATCAAGTAATCTAAATTTGCTCTAGTTATATTACAATCAAATACTATCACATCTTTTTTATCCCATCCCCATTCTTTTGTTACTCTGAATATAGATTCTTCTACTTCGTGTTGAAATGATTCTTGTCTAATTGCTAAAAATAATTTACCATTATTCTTTTTTACTATTTTTTGCATTTCATAAAACTTAGATGCAACTGAATCAAACAAAGTACCTTGATTAAATTCATCACATTCTATTGCCATCAACTTACAATTATCAGCTGGTACTATTTTAAATTCTATATTTTTTAAATGAGGTATTGAATCTGTTAATGCAAGTGGATGATTATCAACAATTGTTGGAGTACAATATTCTATAACATCTTTAGGTTTATCTGCAATATATCCACCCCAATGTGGGCCTAAACTTGATAACTCTCCTATAATACTAGTAATTTTATTTGCCATTTTAATATTACCCCAATATCCTAAATGATTATCATCTGAATCAATTTCATCAGATATTAACCACTGCATATCATTAGCGTAATTCCATGGGTCTCTTCCATCTATATATCTGTTTATACATCTAGGATGTTCTGTTAGATTAAGTTGTTTTCCTTCTTCATTTATCCACCAACAATCATCAAAGTGTCCTAATGAAAATGTATAACTTGCTTTCAAGGGTAATGAATCCAACCAAGAAATAAAATGCATTATCATTCTTGATTCTTGTTTGTGATATTCTATTTCATCAAAATGATTATCTATCCACTTTTGATAATCTTTTCCATATGTTTCATCATATCTTTGATTTGTATCTTCTTCAGTAAACCATTCTTTTACAAGAGAAAATTGATATCGTTCATCATGTTCGTTCCAACTGGCATTACAAATACCATATTCTTTTTCTTTTGAAAAATAAATATCATCTCTTACACCTGGTTGAAACTCGAAATGATATAAAGTTCTTCGTTGATGTTCGTTGGGTAAGAATTCATATTTTTGAATATATTCTGTTGCCTTTCTTATAATTCGTTTTGTACCACTACCTGATTTAGCTTCATTTATCAGATTCTTCACACCTATGTTTTTTGCAATAACAGATGCATAACTAATAAATTCTTGTTTAGGTAAATCTATATTATATTTTTCTTTATATTTAGGTCGGATATCTTGTCTTGCAGATAGTGGTTCAAATCCACCACCCTTAGTTATAGATGTTCCACCTACATAAAGATTTAAATTAAATCTATGTATTTCACCATTTTCGTGTGCAAATTGTCTAATGTTTGGCATATATTAGTTTGATAGTGGTGCCTTAATTGTTGGGTGAGATTCATAATCAACTATGGAATAATCAAATTCACCATTTAGTACATCTACTGATTCTAGTGTAATTGATGGTAGTTTAAATGAATCTCTTTTTATTTGTTCGTGTGCTTGTTCTAAGTGGTTTTTATATAAATGAACATCTCCTAGATTTCCAATCAACTCGCCTGGCTCTAAACCTGTCTCTTTACATAATAATAACAATAACAATCCATAAGATGCAATGTTGAATGGTAATCCTAAGAAAGTATCAACACTTCGTTGATTCCACATCAAAGATAATTTACCATTGTTTACATAACATTGGAATCCATAATGACAAGGTGGAAGTGTCATTTGATTTAACTTATCTACATTCCATGCACTTACCATCAATCTTCTACTATTTGGATTTGTTTTGATATCATCAATTAATTTTTTTATTTGGTCTATCCCATTCCAATTTTTCCATTGTTGTCCATAGATTGGACCAAGTTCTCCCCATGTTCTTGCAAACAATTCATCATCTTTTATCTTCTGAATAAAATCTTCTTGTGATAGATATTCATCTAAATCCCAATCATATGCACGTTTATATTGTTTATATGCATCACCATTCCAAATATTACATCCATTATCTACCAAGTATTTAATATTTGTTCCACCTTTTAAGAACCACTTTAATTCTGTAATCATTGATTTAATTGCCATCTTCTTTGTGGTTAGAAGTGGAAACCCTTTACTCATATCATGTCTGAAAGTTTCTCCAAAGTAAGATAATGTACCTGTACCAGTCCTATCTTCTTTTTCATTCCCATACATTATGAGTTTTCTTAATATTCCTTGATATTGTTTGTCTAATGTGTTCATTTATATCTCTCTAACTGTTTTTCTATTTTACTTTTTAGTTCATCTGAAATTTCTTCTTTTAAAACATCGTTCAGTAATTCTTTTATAATTGTTTTACTTCTATGTTTTGAAAACCTTTGATTTTCTCTTTCTACTTGATAGAGATAAAATGATATCTCATCAATATTTTCAAGTTTATTTTCGTATTTTGTAATACGAGAATCAACTACACGATTATCGTGCCCTATATGATGAGGTACATAACCTTTATACAATTCATCTAACCTACCTTTAAGATATTGGATTTCCAATAACTTCATTATTTTTCTATACTCCATTTATTAACTAAATAAAAATATTAATAAAAAACTGATACCTAATCCTATTAAAGAATATAATATTGCTTTATAATTACCTTCAACTTGTCTATCAGTTCTTCCTTGTTGACCTCTATATTGTCTTTCGTTTTCAATATCATTGATTAGAAAACCAACTCTTTCTTTTGCAATTATTGGAGAATCTTCTTCCAATAATTGTTTAATCTGTTTTAGATTTTTTGTAATTTCTGATTTATTCATAACTTATATTTTATTATCGTGATGCCTATTTTTTATTTTCTTATATTTCTTTTTAAGATTTTTAGCATCAGCATATTTTCTTTTTTCAATAGTTTCTAAAGTTTCTTTAACTTTCTTTCTTTTCTCTCTTGCAGTTTCTGATTTCTGCAGTCTTTTACCTCTATCCATAATTTACTTTTTAACATAATTCACATTCTGGCATAAACCAAACGATTAGTATCATTATAATAATAGCGATTATTGTTACTAATACTCTAACTGGTCTTGATTGTTGTTCCTTCCAAGCTTTCATCCTCAATCCCCACTTTGTACCAACTCTACCAGCCCAATCGAATCCTCTACCAACTAAATCAAATGGTGGTACTTTTAAAATGGTTAAAAAGAAAATAAGGAATCCTTCCATTCCATATCCTTCTTGAAACATCATCCATATAGATGCTACTAAGAAGTACCAACCTATATATTTTTGTAAGTGTTGTTTTATTTTCATTTTATAAATGGTAATATAGATAACTCTTTTGCCTTAGCCTCTACCATAACATCTACATCGTTACCATATAAGTTAGGTAACTCGTTGATGTAATCTGAGTGAGCTTGTGGTTTGAGTTTCTCATTGTTTTCATGTAATTGTTTTGATTCTGAATAATGAACAATTGGTTTGATACCTTTCGGCCATGTAGAGATTGCCAATTCAAGTGCCTCTTGTTCTGATAAACCACCTGTGTTGAATTTGTGGTGATGATAATCAAATACAATAGGAATACCGATTCTCTCATGTATGTACATCAAATCTTTTACCGAGTACATAGATGCCTTATCATCATTCTCAACAGTCAATCTACCTTGTACTGATTCTGATAATCTTTCAAAGTTCTTACAGAATCTATCCATAGCAGAAATCTTATCACCATATACACCATTACAATGAATGTTTAGTTTGTTGTATGGAGTTTTAGATAATCCTAACATATCAAATATCTTACCATGTATTTCTAAATCGGTAATTGTATTCTGTACAACATTCTCTCTTGGAGATACAAGTACATTGAAAGGACCAGGATGTGCGGTAATACGAATACCATTGGTAGTTGCATAATGACCACACGCCTGAAGTATTGTTTCAATTCGTTTGTAGTATGGTGAGTTTTCAATACCATACTCTGAAGCCCATGGAAATATATCAGAAGATAATCTGAAACATTTGATGTTATTCTGATTATTCCATTCTAAGATAGTGAATAAATCTCTAGCGTTTTGAAGAGATAATTCACCAGCATATTCTACACCCTTCTCTAAGAAGGTTCTTTTAATCATTGAACGATTAGTAGTTACTTTTGGTTTTTGTTTACCAAGAGTCATGTTAATACAAGCGTATCCTAAATTCATATTTATTCTTTTATAGTTTATTTACTAATGTAAATATACGAAAAAAAATTGATATATCCAAGTCTTTTCTTTATTTTTTTAAAAATTTTGTAAGAACATCT